GTATTGACGTAAATATGCAAAATTGTTATAATATACGTAAATAAGTATATACGTATAAAGGAGATTGAAAGATGGCTTTTAAAAAAGGAATGACGGCATATAATTTTGATGATTTGACAGGCAAGACATTTAACAGGCTAACAGTTATTAAAAGAGTATATAGGAATAATAGTAAAAAAGTATATTGGAAATGTAGATGTGTTTGTGGAAAAGAAACAACTGTTGAAAGTTCAAAACTCAAAGGGGGATATACAAAAAGCTGTGGGTGTCTCAACAATGAAAATCGAAATCGCCATATAAATGAACTGACTACGCATAATATGAGTAACAGCAAATTGTTCGAGGTTTGGTGTTCAATGAGAAGAAGATGTGAAAACAGAAAAGATAAGGCGTATAAGTGGTATGGTGCTAAAGGCGTCAAAGTATGTGATGAATGGCAAGGAGAAGGCGGTTTTCAAAATTTTTATAATTGGTCTATAAAAAATGGGTACAAAGAGAATTTATCTATAGATAGAATAGATTTTAATGGAAATTATGAACCGTCAAATTGTCGTTGGATTACGCAAAAAGAGCAATGCAATAATACAAGCAGAAATATTTATATCGATTACCGCGGAGAAAGAAAGACGTTAAGTGAATTATGTGAGATGTATAATCTTAAATATGGAATTATGCACCATAGGATTTGTGATTTAGAACTTCCTTTTGAGATTGCTATGAATTTGAAAGGGTTTTGTAGAGTTCACTACAAAGGAAAGGAAACTGATTTAAGGCAAATATCAAGAGATGAAAAAATAGAGTATAAAACTTTATTGAAAGAAGTATTGGTAAATAAAAGAGACGATATAGAACAAATTATATTAGATTGTGGAGGTAAAAACATATGCACAAATGGGCTAAACAGATAATGGAATGCGTCAAGGCTAAAGTTGACGGCATCGGAATTGAGAATTTTGAAGGACAAAACCTTGATGATCTCAAGGATTGGACGGAGATTGCAAAGAACATCGTATGCTTTGACAAGGACTATAACATTGTTGAAGCGATGAAAAAGTCTGAAGATAATGAGGATATTATGCGTATGCTTGAGCAGTACGAAGATTATCCGGACAGAAGATACTATGACCACTACCGCTATGCAGATGGAAGATTTGCACCGAAAGGTAAAGGAACATATCGTAGAGGATATGAAGAGCCACCATATTATCATATGTACCCAGAAGCAGAACATATGAGGGATATGGATAGAGATTATGGCAAGATGTACTATACAGAGCCAATGCCTGAAAGTAATTACGACAGAGCAAAGAGAAACTACACAGAAACTAAGGAAATGCACAAGAATAACACGCCAGAAGATAAGGAACACAAGATGAAGTCACTTGACAGCTATACTAAGGAACTTGCAAGCGATATTACAGGTATGGTGGCTGATATGTCGGCAGAAGAAAAGAACTTACTTAGAACAAAGTTAAGTACTCTTGTATCTAAGATATGATTTTAAGGGCTATGAGTAGCAATATTCATAGCCTGTTTTTGCACAATGATAACTGAATATTGGCTAGTGAAAAAATAATTATAACTTTTGCTTGACAGCTATACGCCATTGACGTATAATACAATCAAGAAATAAAGAAAGGGCTTGAATATCAAGCAAAGGTGAATATTATGAGAAAAGAAGAATTAAAAAACATAAAGAGAGTAAGATTTAATGATTACTCAAACTACGACCCAGAAAAGTGTAACGACGGCGGTAGTTACGGCTTTTGGGCCGATTATAACTGCCTTGAAAATGGCAACTGGGAAATCAGTTACGGAACAACAGCAGATATGGAGTTTTGCCCTTGCTGTGGTAGTTTTGGCGACCACTACGACTATGGCGAAGAAGAGTATAGTTGTGGTGATTTTGAAACAGTCACTACTAACGAGCTGTTAGAAAAGGTTAACAGTTTTGAAGAAAAGGAGGGTGAGTATATTGAGTTTAAATAACTCACCAATAAAAGAATTAAGGAAGCAAACCAAAATGTCGCAACAGCAGTTTGCTAATTATTTTGGACTTCCATTAAGGACTTTGCAAGGTTGGGAACAGGATAGAAGAAAGCCACCAGATTATCTTGTAGAGTTATTAAAAAGAATATGGGAATTAGAAAACCACTAGCCAATATCGGTTAGTGGTTTTTGTTTTATTTAGAAAGGAGCATACAGATGGTTTTTAGCATTAATGGCACAATGTGGCAAGTACAATATGAAAATTCAAATTCAAGCGAATTAAAGCGGTCAGACAATGTTTCTGTGCTAGGTGTAACTGATAGAAATACACATACAATTTATCTATCAAATGCCTTGCGTGGATTTATGCAACGCAAAGTGCTGATACACGAAGTATGCCACGCAATCTGTATGTCTTATGATGTGTATTTGCCTATCGAACAAGAAGAAATATTGTGTGATTTTGTAGCAACTTACGGAGATGAAGTATTTGACATTGTTGATATGGTTTTAGGGGCAGCTAGGAGAGTGGGATAATGAGCATTGATGAGTTGTTAAAGATAATTCAAAAGACTAATCCGACTATGACAAAAGAATTATTGATATATGAGCTTAGTCAATGCCGGTATTCAAGTAAAGCATTGATTTATACAGAAAAATGTTGCCAAAAAATTTCGGGGTAACGCATTTGATACCTCCCCCGGATACATCTTTGATATTCAGAAAAACGATTTTGACAATTTTTAAAATTCGGTTCAGATTTCGTTCAAATCCTACTTAAAAAATTGAAAAAATTTCTCGCAAAATTATAATGCGCCGTTTCAAATACCCCCGTCATATGCAATTTTGTATTCAAAAATCCGTGAAAAACTTTTCCCAAAATTCGACCTCAATTTTATTCAGATTTGCCCTGAAAAATTGATGAAAAACTTTAACAGGTTAAAGTGCATTATATAAACTTGACCGGCTGCGATTCGTGCTTGTTTTGACTTTGTGACTTTGTGATTTGACCTGTACGGTGGTTTTATTGTGTCGGTGTAGACTTATAAGCCTACAGAACAAAACAGCCTTAAAACGCCTTTGGCAGCGTTGCATAAAATGGGTATAATATGCCCTTACAAGTTGTGGAAGCTGTCGCCAGTTTTGGCGGATTTTCCAGAACGCACGCCGCCCAACTAGGTACACTTAAAAAGCCTTATATAAGCATAGCATTATTATATTAATTTTTCAAGGTACGCAAAGAAAAACATATAATATATGCTTAATGCTTGCGGCTGGAATCGAACCAGTCAAACCAGAGCAAGCCAAAAGGGCGCAACCTGCACCCTTAAAATACATTTATTTATTACTCCTTGTTAATATGTTCAATCTTGAATCTGTCGCGTGTATCTTTTGGAATAACTAAATTAACAAAATCCTCCGCTAAAACTAAGGTATCAAATTGTGCCACAATTTTTTCTTTAGGACCTTCAAATTCACTGAAATATTGTGTTTCTATAACTTGCCAATTCATATTTAATCCTCCTTATTCTGTAATCCTTTCAAATATAACTATTGTTTTCCTCACTTTCGCGCTTCATTTGATGTAATTATAATAAACCAAAAACAGTTTAAAGTCAATAGATAAAATAAACTTTTTTTAGATTATTTTTTAATTGACTTTATAAGCCACAAATTATATAATGTAAGAAAAAATATAGGAGGGTACAAAGCTATGCTTGTATATAAAATAGATGTGCTTGATACGCTTAAAGAAAGTGGCTATAATTCCACACGCATATTAAAAGAGAACTTAATTAGCCAATCAGCAGTGCAGAAGATACGCAAAAATGAAATGGTGGGAATTAAAACAATAGAAAAGCTATGTGAGTTGTTGGATATGCAACCGGGAAACATCATTAAATATGTAGAGAAAAAATAAACCAAAAAAGATTTTAAAAAGTGTTGACAATAAACGATAAATGGTTTATTATAATGGCATAAACAAAGAAAGGACAGCCAAAAGCTGAAAGGTGGAAAGGATGAAAACAATAAGCATTGACAAGCTCAAGAAAATGAGCTACGAAGATGGAAAAGCATTTTTGTTAAGTGCTGGGTATGTAGCACAGGGGAGCGATGAAAGCCCTTGCTACAGTACAGAAGCCGAAAAGATAATAGATGAGCATTTTTATCTTTTTGATGAAGATGATGAACAAGTTGATTTGATTAATTATACAATTTTGTGTAATTTAAGCGGAGAACCTAACGACGAACAAGAGATTGAAATTGTAAGAGCATATTGGGAAAGAATAGAAGAATAAGAAAGGTTAAAGGTGAAAGTTATGAAAGAACTTACTTATGCAGGAGAAACTCTTACAGAACAGGAAGTCAGAGCAGTAAAAGAAGCGTTATGCAACATAAATTATTATGATGTTGCAGATGATGCCGAACGTATGCAAGAGTGGCTCACAGATGATACCATCTCTATCTGTGAGTGCCGTAACAAAAGAAAGGCTGTATGGGTGCTTTTAGAATGTGACGAGGTGGCAGTATATGTTGATACTTTAGAAAAGCTCGGCAACGAAGAAATCGAAAAGGAATTGATGTAAGGTAAAAAGAAAAATAATTAAGAAAGGTTAAAGGTGGATGTTATGAAATTAGTAAATGATTTTGACAAAGAGGTTGAATTTGAGGATTTGAAAGAAGCTAAAGAATATTATTATCCAGAAATGGAGATGACAGAAGAAGATTATACCGGCGACAACTTCGCCGAATATCTTAAGGCGTGGGAAGAGTACAAGAAAGACATTAAGGAAGCTAAAAGCCTCCAGGAACTGGCGGATGTCTTAAACAGATATTCTAGTGAGTTTGATAATGGCAGCGAATGGAAAATAATTGAACAAGAATTTGATTATTTTAACGGCAACGAATGGGAAAAGGTATCTGAAAGTTGGCTTGATGGTGTTAATCTGGACGGCTTGAAAGAAGTATTTGAGGATGTTAATAATCACATTAAATGCGTGTACGAAGATGGTAAAGAAGTGTATTACGAAAATGTATACGGCACTTGGGGATTTCCTACAGTATTCAGATAAACAGAGTATAAAGCAAATAAAAAAGAGGGCTTAAAGCCCTCTTTTTCTACGCCGTGCGTTACTATTTAAGAAATACAAAAACGTATATTTCAATACATCCAATGTTGTTGTTTAAAAATACAAAATAGCGTATTCAATACATTTTTGTTACTGTTTACGTTTTACATAATAAACAGTTTTTTATATTATGTCAAGTTCAAAAATAAAATTGACTTTATAATATATTTATGCTATATTATTTTAATAATTAAATATATAAGATTTACACCCGATAATATTAATATTGTTATCGGGTTATTTTTATGTTATTAATATATAATAATTAATCAGCTGGCATAGTTCTGGCAGAAAGGGGGAATATATGGAGAAAGTACAAGAAGCATCAGACACACCGGAGATATTCCAGAATGACATAGAATTGTATCTGGCAAAATTTTGTGAAGAGCACAACATCGAAGATATGACCAAAGAACCGCAGAGCAGATGGAACGCTGCATTAATGTATATAAATAAATATGTTTTCAGTGATAAAAGTATATTAAAGTTAAATAAGAATATTAATAAAAATAATACTAATTGTATAATGGATAATAATTTTAATATGTATGATTATGATAAAGTAGAGTATATATTATATATATATTATTATTTATGTGCTGTATATGATAAAGAGTGTAGTATTATAGGTTTTAGTTTATTAACTGGAATTAATAGGGATACTATATACGACTGGGGTACGAAAGATAGAAAACTAAGTACAAAAAGTTTCGACCTTGCGGAAAAACTGCGCATTTTTCGTGAAGAAAGTTTATCCAATAAGCTTGCAACCGGCAACAAAAATCCGGTCGGAGTTCTGGCAATACTCAATCGTCATTTTGCTTGGAATCTTCCCGGCGTGAGTAGAGAAAGCACCACAAAAACAGCGCTGACAGCCGCAGAAATACGTCAGCAATTGAGCCAAAACAATACACAATTAACCGATAAACAGCAGATAAACGCTGTAAACAATTCAGACACAATTTAAACAGCTTGCAAACCGCTTAAATACTGGGTTTGTGAGTAATAAGTATTTATATAACGCTGATAAATTAAGGTTTATCAGCGTTATGGTATGGATATGGTGTTAATTGTGTTAATTGTTTGAGAATATGGCATAAAATAGACACAATTACATAGACAAGGGCGGTGGGGGTTTATTTACCTCCAGAACACGCCCCAACTAAGTCGCTCAATTATCCGAAATAACAAAAACCCTTATATATTAATATATATTTATATTATTATTACCACATAATACACATATTATATAATTATATATAAATAACACCTAACCATTAATCCTATAATTAATACTAATAAATCACTTATATATTTAATTAAAAATAATCCAATTAGCATCTATACATTTAAGCTAATTAGGTGTATAATAGACACATATTAATCACAAGATATTCAATAAACACATCAGAGAATCAGCTGTTCGGCTGAATGAATTCCAAAAAATTTTAAAAAATAAAAAAGAGTTAGGAGTTATAAATGCAGGGCAATGAATACCAAAAATTGGCTATGCGCACTAACGATAAAATGGCTCATCATAGATTAAGTACCGAATTAACTGGTAAGCTTCCACTTAGTCCTCTGGCAGAAAGCAATGCTAAGTGTAGCAATATAAATGACATAGCAGGACTTCTTAATGGCGTCTTAGGTTTAACTGGTGAAGCTGGCGAAGTATCAGACCTTGTTAAAAAGGGCATATTTCACGAAAAAGGCATAGACTTAGAACATCTTAAGAAAGAGTGTGGCGATGTTTTATGGTACGTTGCTATGATTTGCGAAGCTTGCGGATTCGGTCTTGATGATGTAATGCAGACAAACATAGATAAGCTTATAGCACGTTATCCGAATGGCTTTGATTCTTACAGAGCTAATCACAGACAGGCAGGTGATAAATAATGGGTAATCAGGATAAGCACTGTTACCAGTGCAAACATAGACATAAGTTATATTGTGAAAAGCCTTGTAATGCCTGTAATGGCAATCCAAATGTTGTAAAAGGCAAGGATAACTTCACAGAGCTTGAAACAGCAAATAAAAATGCAGTACTCTTTGAAACAAAAGAATAGCATATTGCCCCTTAGCCAAGTGGTCAAGGCACAGGATTTTGATTCCTGTATCGTGGGTTCAAATCCCACAGGGGTAGTTCAAGTGTTTAATTACACTTGTGCCTTTACAGGACTTATTGTTTTACTAGCATTAAGTCCTCCTTTCACCTCATAGCGAGAGCTGTTAAGGACTGTCAGATAGTCCGTGAGGTTTTGCGTATTATAAATACGCAAATAAAATTAAGTTATACCTATAGCGCAGCAGTTATCTGTATGGATAGACAGCGAGCGAAGCTACTTTCTTTGAGCCCAACTGCACGGGTAGAATGACATCCAAGCTTTGCCACGACCTGTTATAGGTGTCATAGCCTATACTGCTATTAAGACTAGCATTGTTTTTCAGTATCAACTATCCACCTTAATCGAAACATTTTCACAATGCTAGTCTTTTAAAACGATATGGAGAAGCGGCAACGATTGGCGGTGTTGCGGCAGACTGTAAATCTGTTCCCTTGCGGTAAACATTGTAGGTTCAATTCCTATCTTCTCCACTTTGCCGATATGGGATAAAGGTATTCCAGTAGCTTGCTAAGCTATCCAGCAGAAATGTTGTTCGTGTTCGATTCACGATGTCGGCGTTTTGAAAGCACTTCTTAGGTCTGCGTGCGTAATGTTGTTTGCAGACTTATCCTAGGTTAAGAGGTGTGAGTAAGTTGATGTGTGGCGGAATGGGTAAACGCTAATAGCAGATAGAATGAGCTAGTGGTTCGAATCCACCATAGCATAACCACAGGGGAATACCTGATTGCTAGGGGCTTGAAAGGACAGGAGTGCTTGTTTATGTGTGGTTCAAATCCACACCACATCAATTACAACAAACTAGGTGATGCAGACCGAAAAGCACAAGCCTTAGTGCCTGTTTGTTGTTTTGTTAATAAGGCAGTTATCAGAAAGGCAGGTAATAAATATGCTATCAGAAAATGAAATCCAAACAAAAGTTAATTTCTTATCATCAGCAAGGTGCAATCACACATTTCATAAATACATTGACATAACAGGTGACTTGATAGAGGGAACACTTTTATCAAGGATTTTATATTGGTTTGCGCCAAGTAAAGACAATAAGAGCAAAGTTAAGATATACAAGGACGGCGAATATTGGATTGCAAAGCAAAGAAAAGATTGGTGGGAAGAAATACGGATTACTGAAAGACAGTATGACAAAGCAATTAAATCGTTAGTGAAAAAGAAATTTGTAATTACAGCAAAATACAAATTCAATTCAATGCCGACTATACATATACGACCTAATTATGATGTTATCAACGCAGAAGTTAAAAAATGGGAAGAAAATATCAGACAAGAGGTTATAGCAGAAGATAAAGGACAGGAGTTACATAAACAGGCAGACGGGAATAACACAAAATGTAATTCCCAAGGGAATAACACAAAGTGTAATTCGGGAGTGTCACAAGATGTAACTCTTTTAACAGGGATTACTAACAATGATTACCCTAACACTAATTACGGAACATTAAATACAGAGTGTAATTCTCTTAACAGAGAACAATGTAATTCTTTTTTACCCAAAGATAAAAAAGTGAAAGAGTTTAAGCCGATAAGCGAATATTCTCAGAATGATTGGGAAGTTGCCGAAGAAAGAATGATAAGTAGAGCTGGCAAGATAGCTTATGATTGGACTAATGATAAAACGCTTAAAGAAAATGTAGAAGCATTCTTTAAATACTTTTTAGATAAACACGGAGAATGCACTGGAGAATATCACTACCCATTAACAGATAAGGTTTTATCAAGAGTGGTGGATAATTTAACAAAAGAAACTGACATAGAGCGTGACGGATATACAGATACCTATTATGCGGCTATAAGTGATATGGACGATAATACAGACTACAAGATGTTGGTTGATGAATATTTCAACACAAAGTTTTCAACACAATGTGATTACAGCTTAGTTCACTTTTCTTCTGAAAAGGTTTTAATTAACATTATGAATCACGCTTGTAAGAGTAGCTGGTGCGAAAGCAAAGAATGGTAAGGAGTGATTATTATGGCAGCAGGCGTACACCCACTAAACAAAGATAAGTTTTATGAAGCGATAAACCTATACATATCAGGGCAGGTTTCACAGGTAAAAGCGGCAAAAGTAGCAGGTTGTAGCGTACCGACATTTAAGAAATATGCTAACAAGATTTACGGCGGTGAGGAGTTGCCAAATAATTTATGGGGGAAGAAGTGATATTATGAAAATAACAGAAATGAATAACTGCATTGAGAAAATGCGTGAGTGTTACAAGTTTGATGATGATAAAACGGAAATAATACTTGCTGACTTACAAAGCAATAAAAGTAATTGCGTTACTGTTTGCACAAAAGATGAAAATGGTACTGAAATTGCAATGACAAAGTATTTGAACGAATTAAAAAAGCCAGATTACCAAAAGGAGAAAATCAAATGACAACATTGATTGTAGATGATTTAGACATTCCACCAAGCACTATTGCAAGTGCTATTGTCAATAGAGTCCCACTTAATGAAGATAAAAACTGCCACATTGAACATTGGAGTACCAGATGGAGAATTGAAAAAGATGGAAAACGTACTTGTCTGGAAGTTAAGAAATTAAAATAAACAATTACCGACTACAAATTGATTGTAGCCGCTGACCTTAGAGAGTTAAAGGCTGATAAAACATAGAAAGGAATAGAAATTATGAAAAAGAAATTTTTGACATTAGGAATGATAATCTGCATTGCACTTGGAATGGTTGGTTGTAGAACGGCAGATGTCGTAAACCACAATCTGTCAAAAGATGGAGATGAGTTTAATCTCTATCGAAAAATTACAGTTACAAATGCAAGAACAGATACAATTATGTTGCAGGCAGAGGGGTATATGAGCCTTAGCAACAACAGTACTAATGAGCTTGTAGTTACTATCAAAACAGGCGAGAACACATATTATAAAGATTATATATATCTTAACGATTGGACTTGTTATGTTATGGAACAAACAGAACCAGTCGGGACAGATAAGTACCATTATGAATTGACGTTTTACCCTGAAAGATTAGTACCAGATATTGATATTAAATAAATAATATATTACCGCCGCATAAGAGGTTTGCGGCGCTACCCTAAAACAATTATAGGCAGAGGTCTATAAGCGCCTTTGCTTTTAAGTGGAGGTGCTTATCTTGAATTCTGAATTAAATCAACTGATAGATGATTGCGAAAAATACATATCCCAAAATGGAATAGATGAAAATATTATAGAAACCTACTACAACGTGTGCCAGCTTGCCAAGAATGAGGGTGAAATTGACACAATGTTAAAATGTACGACTAGGGCAAAAGAGCTCATAGAAAAGGCTTGTATGCGTGATATAGGGCTATCTATGTGGGAGATAGAGAAGTTTGTCTTTAACAATAAAAGTTCCTTTGATTTGCTTGATAAATACTATGATGTGTTACTGCTTGAAGCCCAAAGCAAAATAGTAGATAGTGCATTTATGTATCTTGAAAAGAAAAGAGAACCTAAAGAGCGCTTCTATATGCCACGCCGCAAACAATTCTTAAGAATGGGGCTAATAGAAGCCTTGCAGGGTATGATTGATGATAAATACGATATATTGTGCGTATCATTAATACCTGGAGCGGGAAAGACAACTATCGAAAAGATGTTTAACGCTTTAGTAGCTGGCTGGTTTCCTAATGATTTTTGCCTTTTCTATTCCCATTCTGGCGATATTACACGAATGTACTACGATGGTGTATACGATATTGTTACAAATGCTGATGAATATGCGTGGAACGAAATTTTTCCTAACCTTACAGTTACAAGCACTAACGCAAAGTTAGAACAGTTCAACATAGGCAAATATAAGCCATTTCCAAGCGTACAATGTACATCTGTCGGCAGTAAAAATGCTGGTAAGGTTCGTGCAAGTAAATTTTTGCTTGTAGATGATATGATAGGTGGCATTGAAGAAGCACTTAACCCTATGGTACTTGATAAGCTGTGGGATAAATATGCGGTAGACGCTAGGCAAAGAAAAATCCAAGATACAGACGGACATAACTGCAAAGAAATACATATTGCTACACGTTGGAGCGTACATGATGTTATCGGAAGAATACAGAATATGTACGCAGGGAATAAAAGAGTTAAGACTATTGCTGTACCAGATGTTGATCCAGTAACAGGCGAGAGTAATTTTGATTATGAGTATAGCGGATTCACAAAAGAGTTTTTTGCTGACCAACAGCTTTTGATGGATGAAATCTCTTACAGGTGCTTATACAAACAGGAACCTATTGAACGTGAGGGATTACTATTCCCAGATGATAAAATCCGCAGATACCTTAATCTGCCACACGGAGAACCAGAGATTATCACAGCACAATGCGATACTAAGGGAAAAGGAACAGACTATTTCGTATTACCTGTATTACAGAAACACGGAGAAGATTATTACTGCATTGATTGCGTATGCGATAACACAGCAGATTACGAAGAACAATACAGAAATGCCGCAGGAGTGCTTGTAAATAATAAAGTGCAAGAGTGCGAATTTGAGCGTAATGCCGGCGGCGACAGAGTGGCAATGGAAGTTAATAAGAGAGTTGAGAGTGTAGGCTGGATATGTAATATTACTGATACACCGACCGAAACGAATAAGGAAGCAAGGATATTCCAATGTTCTAACTGGATATTACAACATATTATTTTTAAAGACGCATCACTTTATAAGCCTAATGAGCCATACGGAGTGATGATGTCACTGTTAAAGCAATATTCGGTATCAGGCAAAAAACAATTAGATGATGTTCCAGATGTTTTCTCAAACTTTGCATTAAGAATGACAAAAGGAAATAGAATAAAAAAGACAGTAATTATGTCAAGTCCGATATAAGAGGAGGGTTTATATGACAACTAAGGATTATCTTAATCAGATAAGCTATTACAACAAGATAATTGATAATAAATTGATAGAAATAACACAGTATAAAGAATTATCATATAGCATTTCAGCGATTGTTAATGAAGAAAGAGTCATGTCATCATCGGATCCGGACAAAACAGGCTGCGGATATGTCAGACTTGAACAAATGGAAGAAAGCCTTGATAAGCTTATAGATAAATACATTGATGTAAAGAACAAAATAATAGAGCAGATAGAGCAGATAAACAACGAAGATTATTACACAGTATTGTTTCTAAGATATGTCAGAAAGTTTACATTTGAAAAAATTGCAAATGAAACAGGCTGGTGCTGGAGACAGGTACACAGAATACACGCTAAAGCACTACAAGCCTTTGAAGATAAATATGGGAGTGAATATCTGTAAAAGATGTCATAGAATGTCACATTGCCGGTGTGGTATAGTATATCTGTAAGAAGTCACAAAGATGTTTCTTCATAAACACATCCTTATCGGAAGCACCGTTGCTTAATTGCGGCGGTGCTTTTGTTATGCAATGAGGTAGAGATATGAATTTTTATATGAATAAAGATAAGTCAATTATGTGTCCGAATTGCCATAAGTTTTTGACTAAGGCAGACAGCAAAGACCCACGAACACATAAGTTAGCGTGCAAGCATTGCCGTAAATGGATATGGTATGTGCCTAACGATGATGATAATTTTCAAATTAAAGAAATACCGGACAGCAGAAGTTCAAGCGGTATGACATTTTATTAGAGGTGTAGATAATGCAAACAGGAAGAATTGCTATTTATACAGGTGCAAAAGAAATAACATCTGACAACATAATACCAATTTTGCGTGAAGCAATTTTGGAACATGATATTAATTCCAACAGAATACAGTTTCTTCTTGATTATGACGCAGGAATACAGCCAATAGTTAGGAAGAATCCAAAGACTTACAGGCCAGACATTGACTGTGAGTGTTGTGATAATGTGGCTAACGAGGTCACAGAGTTTAATTTAGGTTTTAAGTGGGGAAATCCTATAACGCTAGTTCAAAATGGCGACAATGAGGATTCTAACCTTACAAAAGCTATAGCGGAATTAAACAGTTGCTACGAATCGCAGAACGCAAGGCAGAAACAACAGGAACTTGCGAGATATGTCGAAATAGGCGGTATTGGATATGTCCTCATTGATGTGAATACAGAATACGAGGATGGGGAAAGCTATTTCACATATAATGTATTAGACCCGAGAACAACATTTGTTGTAAGGTCAACCGCCTACAACGACAAGAGAGTTGTTCTTGCTGGGACATATATAAAAGATAAGCACAGCGGTACAAGATATTACACCTGTTTTACAAAAGATATTCGCTATGAAATTACCGACGGAATAAAAATCACTAACGGACCAGAAAAAGGAAAAACAAAATGGGGATTTTTAGAGAGAAGTGGGGAAGAGAACCCGTTACATAAAATCCCTATTATTGAATACACAAGGTCATTCGACAGAATGGGCTGTTTTGAACGGCAAATATCTGAAATGGATAACTTAAACTTGCTTATTTCAGACTTTACTAACGATGTTGAACAGAACACGCAGGCGGTATGGCACACAAATGATGTTGATTTCCCGGTTGAACAGGAAACAACAGTTGATAAAGATGGAACACCACATATCACTGAAAAAGTAAGAAAGCCAAAATCTGGAGAATGGATGCAGACCTATACATCAGCAGATGGTAAAACTCCAATAGTTGAGCCACTTGCAATTAATTACGATTACACAGGTATGCTTAATAATATCCAATCAAGGCGACAGATAATCTTGCAGAAATGCAATGTGCCACAACGAAATGATAACAGTGGTGGTAGTACAGGAGTTGCAATGTCAGACGCAACAGGTTGGTCACAGGCTGAAACAGCGGCGGCAAAACAGCAATTAATTACTGATGGCTGCAAAATGGAAGAGATAAAAGTTGTTCTTGCGGCTATCAAGTTGTCAAACAATGTTAACAGCAGCAATCCGTTACTTAAATTAAGGGCAAGAGATGTAAAACCTAACATTAAGCGGCAAAAAACTTATGAAATGTCAACTAAGGTTAATGCTATGGCGACATTGATAAGTCACGGATTTAGCCTTAAAGATGCAGTTGATGCAATCCCATTCTTTGACGACCCTAACGATGTTGTAGCAAGAAGCGGAGAAACGGTTAAGGCATACCAAGACAGTATAATCAACAAAGACACACAGAACCAAGCAGAGGGCGGAGATGGCGAACAATCGCCTAACAAAGACCGCACAATGCAAGATTTATCAGACCAGACAGAAAATAGTCCAGTTATAGATAAGAGCAGAACAGATAAATAAATTGATATTGAGCCACAGGGTAGAAATGCCTTGTGGCTTTTTATATGCCCTAGAGAAAGGGCAATACAAATATCGCAAGAAGTTGAGAGAACAACAAAAAACGCAGAAAGCAGAGGTAAAAAAATTATGGCAGATGTAACTAACACAACAACAGAACCAACAACTAATAATGAGCCACAGAATGAAGAACAGATACCTAGTGTAGAAGAACTTATGGCACAGCTTGCTAGTGAAAGAGCTGAAAAAGAGAAGTATAAGAACGCTTCCGATAAAGCCAGTTCAGAAGCAGCTAAGTACAAGAAAGAACTTCGCTCAAAGCAGACAGCAGAAGAACAGGAAGCGGAAGCAAAGGCAGAAGCTGAAAAGTTGCAGGCTGAAAAGTTCGAGAACATGAGCAAAGAACTTAATCATATGAAAGCTGTCAATGCTTATCAGAAAGTTATAGGCGATGGAAAGGATATTGATTCTTTGATTGAGGCAGTTGCAGACGCAGATCATAGCCTTATAGCAACTGTAATTGCCAATGAAGTGCAAAGACAGGTTAAAGAAGCTAAGGCAGAGTGGCTTAAATCAAGACCGGCTATTAATGCAGGCGGCGGAGAAGAAAGCGCGATAACACAGGAACAGTTCAACAAGATGAATTACCACGAAAGAGTGGAGTTCAAAAATAAGAATCCAGAACTTTATAAAAAGTTTACAGAGTAGAAAACGGAGGTAAATAAACTATGCCACAGACTAAGTTAGCAAATTTAGTAGACCCACAGGTAATGGCTGATATGGTATCAGCTAAGTTGCCAAAGAAAATTAAGTTTTCACCTATCGCAAGAGTTGATACAACACTTGTAGGCAGACCGGGAAGCACAATCGTTGTGCCAAAGTATGCTTATATTGGTGACGCAGAAGATGTAGCAGAAGGTGTTGCTATGGGTACAACAGTACTTACAACATCTACAACAGAAGCAAAGGTTAAGAAAGCAGGCAAGGCAGTAGAACTTACAGATGAATCAGTATTATCTGGTTATGGTGACCCACTTGGTACGGCTATTAATCAGATTGCTATGTCAATCGCTGCAAAGGTTGATAATGACAGCTATGACGCACTTTGCACAGCACCTATTGATTACGATGGAGCAGCAGCACCTATCAGCTATTCAGCAGTTGTAGCAGCTAATAGCAAATTTGATGATGAATCTGATTCATCACTTACAAAGATATTGTTCATCAATCCGGCACAGGAAGCCACATTACTTAATGACGATGATTTCAAGAGCAATGACAAGTACCCACTTAACGTAATTATGAATGGCACTATCGGTTCTATCGCAGGAGCACAGGTTGTTAAGTCTAAGAAAGTTAAGCTGGTTAAGTATGAACTTGATGATTCAACAGGAACAATCAATGTTGTAGCTGATACAACAAGCGAGGATGCAACTAATGTTCATCTTGACACAGCACTTGCACATACGCTTAAGCCAAAGGACAAGGAAATCAAGGTAGGCAGCAAGTTAAAGGCTGTTACAACAGAGTTTTACGCTTGCCCTATTGTTATCGTGTCAGCAGAAGACCCTAACGAGGAAACAGGTGCAGATGGCGTATCAGAGGAAGAGAACGCACTTACAATCTATATGAAGAGAAGCGTTGAGATTGAATCAGACAGAGATATTCTTGCAAAGACAACTGTTATCTCTGGTGATGAACACTATACAGCAGTCTTAAGCAATGATTCAAAGGTTGTTCTTGCTAAGTTCGGAAAGTAAGAGGTGTTTATATGTTATTAAGACGACATAAAATCAACGCCGCAAAGCAGAGCGAAGAAGTAACAGCAGATAATGTAAGACAAGAAGCTGTTTATGGAGATGAGCTTAAGTATGAGGAAGAGCAGGATAAGTTCCCTGCTCAACCTACAAGCGATTACACAAAGACAGCTATTAAGCGTATGCCAACAGCGGACTTACAGACACTTGCCTTAGAACAAGGCGTTGAGAACGCAATGGAGCTTACAGGAGCAGAGCTTAAAGAACTGTTAATTGAGAAATTAGGATTATAGGAGCTGAAATTATGGAATACACCACATTAGAACAAGTTAAAATCAGACTTAAACAATTTCATATTGATACAGTTACAAATGATGATGAAACAACATCTGATGTGGTAGTGTTCGATAACAAAGAGGATAATCCGATAATCGAACAGCTTATTAAGCAGGCTACAGAAGAAGTAAAAGCAAGAAGAAATTACCCCGACAGTTACACAGATGAAATGATAACCGAGGACTTGAAGAAATTTGAGAGCGTTATCGTTAATCTGGCTGTCTATGACCATTCACAGGCAGGCGAAAACTTTATGTCTGCCTTAAGCGAGGGTGGTGTCAACAGAACTTGGAGAAATAGAGACAGCTTGTTTGTTGGGGTATTTCCGTTTGCTAAAGTTTTATAAAGAAGATTGTGCGTTACCATTTTGCTGATGTCGGCAATATGGTAGCAGGCGGCACACATTAAGGGTGGTGGGCGGTGTGCCATTATTAATTATGAAAGGCGGTATATCAATGCCAATAGCAGTAATTATAAGCATTATTTCAGTTGCTTTTTCCGTCTTTTTCGGACTGTTTACGTTGGGATTTAATCTTAAGAACAACAAAAAGTCTGACAATGCAGAACTTACGGAGCGTGTAAAGGAAAATACACGCATAAATATGAAACTTGACACAATATCAAGCAATACAACAGAGATAAAGAATGAAGTTACAGAAATGAGAAAAGAACTTAATTCTCACGATAACAGGATTATTAAGGTTGAGGAAAGTGTAAAGTCGGCACACCACCGAATAGACGGATTGGAAGCACGACTTAATGAAGATAAGGAGGTATAGCAGAATGGATATAACATCGGTAACAACAGTTGTAGCAATCGTTGTAATAACATATCTGATAGGCTTAGGAGCTAAGGCAATTCCACACATTAAGGATAATTACATTCCTATAATCGTAGGTGTTGCAGGCGGTATCTTAGGCGTTATAGGTATGTATGTAATACCTGACTTTCCGGCAAATGATATTCTTAATGCAATCGCAGTAGGAATTGTGTCCGGACTATCAAGCACGGGTGTTAATCAGATTTATAAACAGGTAAAGAACAATGCTTGACATTAATAAGCAGGCTATGAAGTATTCACTTCAAGGGCAGACAGTAACTATTTATGAAAGAGATGATGACGGCAATATCCTTTATGAGGGATATACCGACACAGAGGGTAACTTCATTCCTTATCTTGATGATGAGGGAAATAAGATACCTGAAGTTCTTGAAGAAAAAACAGGCTTTTCAGAGCCAGTTGACTTCAAAGCAAACATAGCTTTCAGCGGTGGAGAAGCACAAAGCAAGGAATACGGCTTTGATACCGCTGATTTTGACGCTATTTTGCTGACAGATAGGAATGTGTTGCCTATTCAAAAAGGCGACCTTATCTGGCTTGATAGCAAGCCTACATACACATCTGACGGACTTGTTGATGAAACGTCAGCAGACTTCACGATTGTAGGCATTAAGCCAGCATTATATTCAACTAAGTATATGCTCAAAGCAGTTGTAAAGTAGGTACATTATGGCAAGACATACAATTAATATATCCTTGTCTGAAAAGTCCGTAAATGAAGCTATCAGACAGCTACAACAGTATAAGCAGAGTTTACAGTATAAATGCGAATTGCTTGTTGAACGACTAGCAGAACTAGGCGAAAAAGCGGCAATTATGAGCGCTAATGAAAGTCCATTAGGCAGGACAGTAACATTGAGAGTTGACAGAAAGCCTATTCAAGATGGCTACCAAGCTATTTTAATTGCTACAGGTAAAACTGTTGAGGTAGAAGATAGAGAACCATTTTACACACTGTTAGCGATTGAATTTGGTGCTGGTATTTATTACAACAGCGGCAACGAGAACCCAAAGGCTAATGATTTTGGCTTGGGTGTAGGAACATACCCAGGACAAGTCCACGCATTCAGCGACGGCTGGTACTACTTAGGCAATGATAATCAATGGCACTACACGCACGGCGTTAAAGCTACAATGCCTATGTACAACGCCACAATAGAGATTATTGATCAGTATAAGCAGATAGCAAGAGAGGTGTTTAGTTAATGGCAAATGCCGATTGGGCGACAGACCTTGAGAATACAGTCACAGCACTTGTCAAGGCTAAAACCCTAACACAGCTTAAAAAGACATATCCGAAGATAGTCATAACCAACGAGGGAGAAAACAGCGGTCAAGCAGTATTCCCAACAGTATACATTCATTTACTGCCAGCAGTAGAACAAGGACAAACGCTTGACGGACAGACAATTAACGGATTGTTAGCGACATTTCAAGTAGATGTTACCACTAATACAAGCAAATCCGATTGTCGAAAGGTTATGGCAGTAATTACAGACGCATTTAAGACAATGAGATTTCAAGGCAATGCAATGCCAGAGTTCTCAATCAGTAATAAAGTACATAAGAGTACCGCACGATTTAGGCGGTTAATCGGAGCAAATGACAGATTATTGTAACAAAGAGCAGAAATGCTCTTATTTTTTTGCAAATTTTTAGGAGGTAAGAAGATATGGCAGATACAGTAGCAGGATTAAGCGCACTGGGAATCACGTTTAGTTATGGTGTTGAAACTACAGCAGGTACTAAACCAACAGCGTTTAAACTTCTTCATAGAATCAATTCTATTGATGAGATTACAGTAACCCCAGAGGCTATAGATGCATCAGCACTTGAAGATTTACAGACAAGAAACATTGCAGGTAGAGATACAGTTACAGATACAGTTGCGGTAACAGTTAATAAGACAGAAGCTACAATTAAAGAGTGGAAAGACCTTATTACAGAATATAAGGCTTTAACTGATGGAAAGAGAATGTGGTTTCAAGAGATTACTCCGGGTATATCAGATGCGGAGTTCTTTGTTGCACAGCCGCCTTCAAAGTTACCAATTACAGGTAAGGAGCAAAATTCACTTCTTACAATGGCTGTCAACCTTATTATTGAGGATATGGTAGGAACAGATACAGCAGTTACCCCAACATCGGGGGAATAATGAGCTATTCGACTAAATCAAAAAAGGCTGTGTCGAATAGCACAGAAAACGCCAAAACAGCCGACTACACATCATATCTTGATGATGTAACAGAATAATTAATTTAAAAGGTAGGTGCGGCGTAAAATCCGCACCTTTCCCTATATGGACGATAGGGTGGGAAAGGGTAAAAATTATGATGAATATTAATGTAAACGGAAATGAATACAAAGTTGAGTTCTCTTTTGGTGCGGCAGAGTGCAAAGAGATAGTGCAGAAAATGTTTTCTGTCGTTAATGGTTCTTACTTACTTGCACAGACAGATAAAAGTGTTGCACAGGCTTCCTTTGATGGATTAGCAAATATGACAGCAGATGTGCCAGAGATTTGCATTTTAGCCATTTATGCAGGTTGCATTGACAACAACCCTGTAACTATGGATGAAGCAAAGGAACTCACTAGAGCATATATTACAGAAAAGAGAAAGACAGATAAGAGTTACGGATATAGAACATTGTTTGAAGAGATTAAGAAAGCGATGGAAGATGATGGTTTTTTCGAGCTGAGCGGAATAACAGCGATGCTAGAGGAAATGGCGAACAATGTGGAAGAAGCGACACAGGAACAGAAGAAACCGACAGTAGTTCCGCAAGACCACAAGAAAAAGCAGACTTCCACAAAATAATCTGGGAAGAATACTTTGTCTTAGCCAGTTCACTAGGCGTTAGTTATTCGGACTTTCTAAAAATGACACCTAAAAAGCTATGGGCGGTTGTAGAGGGCAAGAAACTTGAAAGACAACGAATGGATTCAGATATATGGCTTGCGATAGGCAGTTACATACTCCCGGCAATCAAGATAGGCGTTAGAAGTGGTGCTTGGAGTAAAGACGAGTTTGAATACCCAGACAAGCCTATTTATAGAGATATTAACAAAAAAGAGAACAGTGAAGATGAAATACAAAGAAAGAGAGAAGAGTTTGTTTTGAATATGAAAATACGAAAAGCAAACTGGGATCTAACACACCCTAAAAATGATAAGCCGGAGGTATAAGCGTGGAATTAGATTCATTAGAAGTTAAAATTACCGGTACTGCCACTAAAGCTATCAATTCTGTTGATAAACTGATAAATCAGCTTACAAGGCTGTCAACATCACTTGCAACTGTGAATGGTTCATCACTTAGTAGCCTTGCGACTGGTGTTAGTCAGTTAGGTTCTGCTATGCAGAATATGAACGCAGGAACAGCAGATTTTACAAGACTTGCTAAGAACATCACAAAAATAGGTTCTGTTGATTCGGTTGCACTAACTAACACAGCTACATCACTTCAAGCTGTCACAAAGGCAGTTGTAAGCATATCAGCTATTCCGCAAAATGCAACGCAGGTCACAGAATTTGCAAAGTCACTTGGTAAGCTAGGCAGTAAGAGCATAGAAAACGCCGTTGTAAACATTCCGAAATTGGGCAATGCTTTAAATGGCTTAATGACAACGCTATCAAGAGCACCAACAGTAAGTCAGAACGTTATTCAAATGACTAACGCATTGGCTAATCTTGCTAGTCAAGGTAGCAAGGTGGGTACTTCTTCAAACTCACTTCAAAAGTCACTGTATGGCGTGTCTACAAGTGCTAGGACAGCAACTAGAAGCAGTTGGAACTTAGCAAGTGCGATAGGTAAGTTTTATGCCACTTATTTTATGGTAATTCGTGGCAGTAAGAAACTTATAGAAGCAATTAAGTCAACAACAGATTACATTGAAGCATTCAACTATCAAGCGGTAGCGTTTGGCAAGATTGGTTCAGAGTGGGATAAAGATTACGAAAAGTACGGATATGATAATGCTACGGCATATGCAGAAAGTTTTCAAAGCAGAGTAAACGATACTCTCGGAAAGCTGTCTGGTTTAAAAGTTAATGTTCAAGGCGGTTTGCTTGAAGAAAGCGGAGCAAAGAACTTAGGACTTAACATACAAGAAGTAACACAGTATGCTTCACAGTTAGCTTCTGTTACTAATTCGTTAGGACAGACAGGCGAAGCAACAACGGCTATAACAAAGTCAATGACAATGCTTGCGGGCGATATAAGCTCACTTTTCAATGTGGACTATTCAACAGTAGCACAGAACTTACAAAGCGGTTTAATCGGACAATCGAGGGCATTGTACAAGTATGGTATTGATATTACCAATGCTACATTAGCGACGTATGCTTACAACTTAGGCATTTCTAAGTCGGTGTCTGAAATGACACAGATGGAAAAACAACAGTTAAGAGTGTTAGCAATATTAGACCAATCAAAAGTATCTTGGGGTGATTTAGCTAATACGATTAACAGTCCAAGCAATATGTTACGCCAGTTCAGTAACAATATGAAAGAGGTAGGAATGGTAGCAGGACAGCTATTTATCCCAATTCTTTCAAAGGTTATGCCAGTAGTAAACGGAGTAACTATTGTAATCAAAAGATTATTAGTTGGTCTTGCTTCTTTAATGGGCGTTAAGATTGACTTTGAGAGCTTCGGACAAAGTGGCTATAAAGACACATCAGATGGCTTAGAAGATATTTCAAACGGCTACCAAGATGTAGCTGATTCAGCTAAGAAAGCTACATTATCCCTTATGGGATTTGATGAAATAAATAAATTACAGGACGATACAAGCTCAAGCAAGGGCTCAAGCGGTGGTGGCGGTAGCACTATTGATTTGACAGACGATATTGCTAAGGCGGCGGCAGAATATGAAGCGGCGTGGAATAAAGCATTTGCCAATATGGAAAATTCGGCAGTTGCTTGGGCTGATAGAATAGAAAAAGCCATAAAAAAGGGTGACTGGTACGGAATAGGTACTTACGCAGGCAAACAAATAAACAAAGGGATAAATGCTTTTCCTTGGAAAAAAACAGGAGAAGCAATTACAGAAGCTATTTGCAATGTTTTGGATTTTGCAGATGGATTTGTTAGTTCTGTTGATTGGGAACAATTAGGAAGAAATATAATAAAGTTTATTGAAGGTATAGATTTAGGAAAAATAACTGTAAAAATTTTGGACCTAGCAATTGACTTAGGAGTATCAGCAATAAAATTAATATGGGGTGCTTACCAGGAGATATACGACAAATGGGGAATTGCAGGAATTTTGGCTTCTTTGGTTATTCCGGGCGGAATTCTTACACTTAAATTTATTACGGAATTTTCAGCAAGCATAGATGATAGTAAATATGTAAAAAAAGCAAAAGATGGCATAGAAAATATAAAAATAGCTGCACAAGAAAAATGGAATGAAATTACAGATTGGTGGAATAATACAGCAATCGTAAATTGGTGGAATAATGATGTTACGCCTTGGTTTACTAAAGCGAAGTGGCAGTCACTTGGAGATAATACAAAAGATAGCTTGCAAGATAGCTGGACTTCTTTTAATAACTGGTGGAGTAGTACAGGAATATACAACTGGTGGAATAATAGCGTAGCACCATATTTTACAAGAGAACAATGGAACAACTTAGGCAATAATATTGAAAACAGCTTATCTAATTCTTGGAATAGCTTTTCAAACTGGTGGGGCAATACGGCTATTGTAGGTTGGTGGAATAATCATGTTTCGCCTTGGTTTACGGCAGATAAATGGCGTGATATGGCAAACGGAATAATGCAAGGACTTCAAAATACGTGGTATAGTGTGCTTAATTGGTGGGATAGCAAACCAGAACTTCACAGAATATCAGTTGCGATAGAAGATTTCTTTGGCTATATACGTGACTCATGGTATGATTTAAAAGACTGGTGGAGTGACTTATCACTTAGATTTCCTCATATTAAAATGCCACATTTTAGCATTGAGGGCGAATTTAGTCTTATGCCTCCAGAAGTACCTCATATTGGTGTTGATTTTTATGCAAATGGTGGATTCCCAAACAAAGGACAGTTATTCGTTGCTAATGAAGTTGCACCCGAAATGGTTGGCACTATGGATGGAAGAACGGCGGTAGCTAACCAACAGGAAATTACAACAGGTATTGCTAATGCAGTTTATCCAGCGGTTTACAATGCTGTTAGGGCGGCTATGGCAGAAAGTAGCAATAATATCAATGTAACGCTACAAGGCGATGCAGAAAATTTATTTACAATGGTACAAGATAAAGCTAATAACTACACAGCGATGACAGGTTTATCACCTTTTCCATATTGATAAGATAAACGCATTGTGTTATCCTTTTGCTATATATAAAAAGCAAAGGGGTAATGCAATATGGCAGAAAAGAAAACGAAGAAAAAAGACAGTAAGCTAAGCGTAGTGGCGGCAGTAACAGCACTATTTATATTCACAATCCCAATAGGCTTTATATTGGCTATTGTGGATTTAATTAAAAGCAAAGGCGACAAGTCACAAAGACATTTAGGCTCTTACTTTGCAGTAGTATCATTCGTGCTGTTTCTGATAGTTGCTTTTAGCAATGGAAGCAGTAACAGTAGTAACAATAATAGTAGTACTGTAAAGCAGTCTAGCACCACACAGCAAGATACAGATATAGCAAGATATGGCGATACAACACTTGAGTACCTTAAACACGAAATAATTACAGATAGCAATAATAGAGAGGTTGTTGTTGTCTATTTTGACTTTGCAAATAATTCAAAAGATAACGAGGCATTTGTTTACAACTACAATGTTACTTGCTTTCAGAATGGCAAGGAACTTGACTATCCGTTAGCTAGTTTTGATGTTGACGAATACAACAATGCGGCAAGAGAGTTGCAGACAGGTGCGAACATTACAGTTGCAAGGATATACATACTAGAAGATAAGAGTGACGTTGATTTAGAAGTGACAGCTTGGGGTTCAAGTAAGAAACTTATGAAGCTGACATTAAAAGTAGAATAATCCCTTAATGGAGCGTATCTTTCGGTACGTTCCATTTTTTATTAAAAAGTACTTGACTATTTTGTGCGTACGGTTTATATTAAATGTGCGGACAGAAAAGAGGTGAGTATATGTCCAATAAAAAAGGTAGACCTAAACTCGACAATCCTAAAAATGAAAGAATATATATTCGTGTCACCAAAGAGGAAAAGGAAGAAATAATGAATTTTTCTGATAAAAGCGGATATACAATACTTGATTTGATTAAAAAAGGCATTGAAAAAGTAAAAGGGCAAAAAAAATAAAGTGTTGCACCGCTACCAACGAACACAACACTTTAAAACCACCAATCCGAAAGGAATTGATAAATACAATTATATCAGTTTCTTTCGGAAAATTCAAGAATATTTTCGGAGGAAAAACAAATGAGTAATGTAGAAATCGTAACAAATATTGACATAGCGTCAGAAATTGCACACGCAACAGTAACAGAAGTTTTAGCAAATATGGAAAACGAAAGAGTTTCATATGTTCTTATGGGAGTTTTACAGCAGATAGAAACCATTCAGGACAATGTTAATAATTTTGATTTAAAGGGACAGGACAAGTCTACAAAGGAAGTAGCATAATATTATTGCGTGAGGCATTGTGGGCATATACTCCCACTACGCAATAGATTCTGTTTAGAGCAAATGATAAATTTTTGTAGGAGGTAAAATAATGAGTTACAATAATCCAACTACAAAAGATGACACTCACAACGAGATTAAGGCACCAATGAACACTAAGAATATTTGCGGCGTAGACTGCTATGAGCAGAATGGCGTTGCTTACTTAAGATTGGAAAATGTTGCTAGAGGACTTGGCTTTACCCAAGAAAAGAATGGAGTTGAATATGTAAAATGGGAGAGAGTAAGCTCTTATTTAAAGGAACTTGGCTTTTCCCCAGAAGTGGGGAAAAATGATTTTATCCCAGAAAACATCTTCTACCGCCTAGCAATGAAAGCCAAAAATGAAACAGCAGAGAAATTTCAAGCATTAGTGGCTGATGAGATTATTCCGTCAATCCGTAAGAATGGAATATATGCTACTGATAATGTTATTGATGAAATACTGAATAATCCAGACTTTGGAATAGAATTATTAACAAAGTTAAAAAAAGAAAGGCAAGCAAGAGTTGAAGCAGAAAGAAAGAACGCTATCTTAACACACGTCAATAAAACATATACAATGACGGAGATTGCTAAAGAGCTGAACTTAAAATCTGCTATTCAACTTAACAAGTTGCTTGCTGATAGAAAAATTCAGTACAATGTCAATGGAACTTGGGTTCTTTACTCACCATACAGCAGTATGGGATATGAGGAAATTAAACAAGAAATTCTTGACAGCGGTAAAGTAATCTATCATAGACGAATTACCCAACTTGGAAGAGAATTTATACTGCAATTATTCAACAATGTTGCATAAGTTCTCTTGTGGGATATAATAGCTCAAACAGAAAGAAAATTCAATAGCTGTAAGAAATTTACAGCTATATTTTATTAATCGGCTCAATTTTTAGCCGACTGTCTAAAACTGGACACTTAACAGAGAACTCAATTTTGAGTTTTTTAAATGACGATTAATGGAACGAATTACTGACTGCACGAAATGGTGCAGTCGATTATGTTTGATAAACTAAGGAGATACAAGAATGGCAAAAGAGGTGTACAAAGAAGAAATAAAGGAACTTATAGATAAATGTGATAACATACATTGGCTGAAAGTTATATATGCTTATGTGGGGAGATTGTTGAAGTAAGTTTCAATCAGCACAATTTCGTGCCAATTAACTGAATAGGGGAAGGGAAATATCTTTCCTCTGAAAAGTAGCGCCGAAATCTTGGCTCTACTAGAATAAAAAAATCAGAACAAGTTGGGTAGACCTGTTCTGATTAGCACGTATGAGTGAATGTAAATTAACTCATACCAATAATAACAAATAAATAGCAAAATGACAAGGACATTTCGCTTAATTGTGAGGTGTCCTTTTTGTGTGCTTGGAAAGTGAGGTTTTACTATGAATTTTATACAATACATAAAGCAAGCGTGGAAAGCTGGCACTAGCGGCGGCACTCCATTAAGCCCAGACAGACTTAACCATATGGAAGATGGAATTAAGAGTAATAATGATATGATAAGTGAACTAAACAGCAATATAGCTAATAGTGACATTGAGGGAATATTTAATTACCTAGGTCTTGAATTAATCATATACCACAAATTGGGCATATGTTACCTGCATTCCAGCGGCAGATTAACTCAAGCATTTCCAAAAGAATGGACCACAATTGGTGAAATAAGCAATATAAATTACAAAGGTTATGGACACTTAGCCGCTAATACTAGTGGAAAAATAATAAAATTTGCATATATAAATGGAACTCTAAGTGCATATGCACCAAGTTCAACAAATGCGATTGAATATGTACAAGACAGTTGCGTACTTATCTGAATTAACTATTTACCAATTTTTAATTATTAAACTTTAGGGTAATCAGAAAAAAATAAATTATAAAGCTGTACACAATAAAATTTCCACATAGCCATTAAAGTATGTGTTACTACCTGCCCACCCACCAACTTGGCATATATGTCCATCTGATATACCAACCATTGTGTAAGTAATACCAGCATTTCTTCCTAAGTGTTGCCCACATATACCTATTGCTTTATAGCCGGTAGGTAGCGTGAATTCCTTTTCTATTAGGAACGGCTTGTTAGCTTCAATTACTGCATTATCGTAACTAACCTTGATTACTTTAAATAAATTATAAGAATTGCTGTTTAGCTTGCTTATCATATCATTATTACTCTTAATTCCATCTTCCATATGGTTAAGTCTGTCTGGGCTTATTGAAGTAAATATATAGAAAAGAGGTGATTGAATGATAAGCGCTGTAATTATCGAGGGAGTAACATTCCCAGTAGCATATAACGGCTACACATACAGCAGAAATAAGATATGGTCTAAGAACACAGGAAGAAACGATTATGGAGAAATGGTAGGCACAATCGTGGCTATTAAAGACAAAGTAGAACTGCAATTACCGCCACTTACAGGCGAACAGGCATTGTTACTTGATAATGTGATTAGTGATGAAAATAACCCATTCCCGACAGCACAAGTCCTATTCTTAGGCGGTACACAAAAGGAAATGACAATATACACAGGAGATGTGACATATCCGTATCTCACAAGAGCAAAGAATGAGGATGGATTAATAGTCGGAGCAAAATTAAGTTTAATTCAGAAATAAGGAGATTAACTATGAAAATAACAGGAAATGAAGTTTTAGCACATTATGAAGCACTTGCAAGTGTAGCACAGCTTAAAATGGGTGGCAGATTAGCAGTTGCCATTATGTCTAATATTAAGGCATTAGAGCCACACTTTAAAGCGGTAGTAGAAACGATAGAAAAGATACGCGAGGAAAATAAAGATAACAACGATAAGATAAAATCAGAACTTGAAGAACTAGGAGAACAGGAAATAGAAGTATCTAAATACACAAAAGTTGATATAAGTGCATTTGATAGTTGCGAAGCCATTGAGCCAGCTAAGATTATCGCACTTAGCTTTATGATTAACAATTAATCAGCAGAAAGGAGCAACCTAATGAAAAATATTAATTGGGGTGCGGATTTCAATTTGCTGTATGCAAGATATTACAGCAAATATTTAGTTGACGGAAAAGAATACAATCAGACACTTAATGAGTTTAAGTACAGCAACATAATCAATCCGAACAATAGCATTTCCATAGGTAACACTTGCAGTAGTAGTGTTACCTTTTCTATTTATAATCCAGAAATCACGCTTGAAAATAAGGATATAACCATTTTTGAGGGTGTTAAGGGCGATAGCGGCATTGAGTATGTACAGATAGGCATATTTACTGTAACTAAAGAAGAAAGTAACGGCGAATACACTAAGTACACAGCTTATGACAAGATGTACAAAGCTGAAAAAGGTTATTTTTCAGCTTTGACTTATCCTAGTACGGATAAGGCTATTTTAGAGGAAATCTGTACAAAGTTAGGCATACAGTTAGCGACTAGCATAACAAACACACATACAATCATAGATAAGCCGCAAGGCTATACAATGCGTGAAATGATAGGTTATATGGCTATGCTACAAGGTGGAAATGCGGCTATTAATTCTGACGGAAACCTTGAAATAAAGTGGTACAAAGATAGCGGTTATGTGCTTGACGGACATCAATACTATCAGCAAGGGGTTACTTTTACCACTAGCAAAGATTTTACGATAAGAAAGCTGACTTGTAACAATACAAAGTCTGGTGATAAGGAAACTAGCACAATCACTAGCGGCAGTGGTACAACTGGACTTAGCTTTGCTAATCCATTTATGACACAAGCTAACTTAAATGAGATTTATAAAAAGATAGGCGGCTTTCAGTTTAGACCGCTTACAGTTAAGTTTGTCGGTGACTGGCGGCTTGAAGTAGGTGACATTATAACTGTCAACAAAGGTGGCGTTGACTACAAAGTGCCTATAATGCAGATAACACACGAATGTGATGGCGGCTTAATGGACACAGTTACATCTATCGGACAATCTGACACAGAAAACAGTAATATTGCTAGCGGTCCGATAACAAAGCAAATGGAACGATACTACGCTGATTTAGTCTTAATCAACAAGGCAGTTATCGAAAATGCTAATATAACTAGTGCTAATATTGAGAGTTTAAAAGCACATCAAGCGTATATCGACCAATTAAAGGCTAATAAGATTGAAGCTATTACAGCAGATATTGTTAATTTGACAGCAAGTAAAGCTACAATTAATGAAGCTAATATCGCTAAGTTACAAGCAGATTATGCACAGGTAGGCGTGTTAAATGCAGATGTAGCAAACATTAAGACCTTAATGTTTGGTTCAGCGACAGGCAAGAGCTTAACAACGGAATTTGCTAATGCAGTTGTAAGCGTTATCGGCAATGCACAAATTAAGGACGCTATGATTGACAGCATAGCCGCGAACAAGATTACAGCACTTGACCTTAACACTACTAAATTTAAGGTTCATAGCGAAAATGGAATGTCTTACTGGCAAGATAATACAATTATCATTAAAGACATTGACAGAATAAGAGTTCAAATAGGTAAAGACGCTAATTCGGACTACAATATGTATGTCTGGGATAAAGCTGGCAATCTTATGTTTGATGCCTTAGGACTTACTGAAAAAGGTGTTACAAGAAAAGTTGTTCGTGATGATATTGTTCAAGATAATGCTAATATCAATGCAAGCAAGCTGGATATTGAAACACTATTCAATGTTATCAATAACGATAATACACATACACTTAAGAGTAACAAGATTTACCTTGATAACGAAAAACAGACACTTAATGTCATTATGCAAGCTATAACAAGTGGTGCGGGCAAAGATTATACTCAATGGGGCGGTATGATGAAAGTTGCTAGTGATTTTATCACTAACAAGTTGTGGTGGACTGAAAATGTTGACAACGAAAGCATTAAGACTAAGTTTTCTACTGTTAATCAGAAACTAGATAGCTACGAAATCACGTTATCCGACTTATACCAACAAACGAACGATAATTTTATGGTGTATACAGTTACAGAAACACCTAACAAAGATAATTACCCAGCTATTGATTGGTTCATACCTATTTATCCGTCAGATGATTTATTTCCAAGCGATAATCTTACTTGGACTTATAGCAATGATGAATACGCAAAATATCACGGGGCAATAGCGCACAACGAAACAACTCAAAAAACTTGGCGTTGGGCTAAAGATGATAAAGGTAATTGGGGTTGGAAAGAGGTATCTAACACACAATTAGCTTATATGCTTAATCAGAACGCTAGCTTTAAAATGAACTTAGATAGTATATCTACATCATTGTTAAGTGTGCAGCAGAATTTAAAAGATAACTACAGTACAACCACAGTTATGAAGAATGCTATAACGCAGGCTGTAAAAGCAGAAAGCAATAGCATTAAACTTGAAGTGTCTAATGCTTATGCTACAAAGGATAGCTTAAGTAGCTACAGCACAACAACGCAGATGAATGCGGCTATAAGCACAGCAATAAGTAAAGAAAGTTCAGCGATTAAGTTAGAAGTAGCAGGAGCATATGCCACAAAAGATAGCCTTAAAAATTACGCTACAACAGCAAGTCTTAGTGCTTATATCAAGAAAGATCCAAAAAGTGGCGAACTTAAATCCGCAATTGAAGCAATTGCAGATGATATAACGCTTAAGGCTAAGGGGGCTATTAATATTAGCGGTAACAAGAGCGTTAACATTAGTGGTAACGCATTTACTTTAACATCAACTAATACAATTATAAGTGCAACGGGGACAATTACCTGTAGTGATATAATCGGGACCGGGGGTCGCATTGGCAATTGGGATATTACTGATGGAAGCTTAAAGAATGATTACTTAGCACCAGACGGATACTTAAGAAGAACTTACATTCAAAGTTCAAAAAATATTGGTGATTGGATTTTTTCTGTTCAGAAAGGAGCCGTACAAGGAACTTCGCCAAGCACACTAAACTCCCTGTGGCACGTTACTAACGATGGCGAAATGCAGTTCAATGTTGAGAGCGGTAAAGGTATTAAAATGTATGGTTCGGCAGGATTAGAGTTAGAAGTGTTAAGAGACCGCATCGAATTATATTACCAGCCTTACATCAATGGAGAACCGCAAGCTTGGACGAAAATTGAAAAAGGAAAAATTTCTATAGACTCAAAAGGTTGGAGTTCTTTTGGTGACTGTGCTCTATCTGTAGTTAACAGCTCAATAAAGACTACAGCATTGTATATAATGCATCAAACAGAAGATGGGTCATACTATCAAAGAGGATGTGTAATTAATAGAAATCCTTTTTCTGGTGATATTATGTTTGATTGGGATGGACGTTATCTTCGCGGATATATAGGGGATAATGTTGTTATCACTTGGGACAACGAAAATAAAAATTGGATATAAGATTAGGAGGTAAAACACAATGTTAGACATCAACTCATCAATTCAGAAGAACGGAACATTATCTGTTCAAAATTCAGACGGAACACTTAAACAGGTAGCTTATCTGTCAGCTACAATCAGCGAAAGCGGCACAGTTAGTATGTCAGCTAGCTTCAATGATTTTGCGGCATACTTGGCGAATGATATAGCACTAGACAGCGAGCTTAAGAGCTTTCTTGATGGCGTTAAAAATACTTACAAGGCAACATACAGCACAGAAGATAACACAGTTAGTTCAGATGCAACAGGAACAGTAGAAAGTGAGGTATTTTAATTATGATTAAATGTGGAGATTTTTCAGCGTGGAATGGTGTAGTTGACTGGAACAGAGTTAAGGCGGCAGGACTGACACACGCAGTCCTAAAGGTAATCAATAAACAGCTCGAACCAGATGAGCAATTTGAAAATAACTGGCGTGGTTGCCAGCTCTCTGGCGTACATATCTGCGGTGTATACAATTATGTTTACACACCAACAGTAGAAGAAGCTATCGCAGCGGCTAAAAGAGTATTAGAGGTACTTGACGGACGTAAGGTAACAGTTTGGATGGACGTTGAAGATACTTGTATGCGAAACTTAGGTTCAGAGCTTATTGATATTATCAAGGCTTACAAAGAGGTTATTGAGGGTGCAGGATATGACTTTGGCGTATATACTGGCTTATCATTCTATGGTAGTTACATCAAGCCCTATACAGACCCTAGCGACTTAGATTGTCCGTTCTGGATAGCACGTTACTACTTAGGCTATGATGAAATGCAGTTAAATGATGATGTTAATACAGACAAGACACCTAACATTGACCATTACCTTGCAGGTTGGCAGTACACATCAAGCGGCGTTGTTGACGGAGTAGACGGAGTTTGCGACTTATCAGAATTCTATGGCTTTCATAATGAAGAAGATAATACAGAAGATAACAGCGAAGAAGATAACACAGATGAACACGTATATGCTACATACGCCGCTTATACAGACAGATGGTGGGGTGAAGTAGAGGACAGAGAAGATTGGGCTGGTGCAGGCGACAATAAAGCTATCACAGCACTTATTATCAAGGTTAGCAGAGGTTCAGTTAAGTACAGAGTTCATACACTTAATGGTGATTGGCTTCCTTATGTTACAGATTTTAATTATAATGATTTCTACAACGGCTTTGCAGGCGACCAGCGTACACCGATAGACGCCGTAGAAATCATCTACTACACACCAGAGGGTGAGCCTTGGAAGTATGCAAAGTATATGGTATCTGTATTTGACAACCGCAACTTCTATCCAGAGCAGATAGATGATGAAACATCTAACGGAATGGACGGATATGCAGGCGTTATGGGCAATGCAATCGATAAGTTCCAGTTGCGTATTGAATAAGTTGCTTAATGTAATTTAGCGTACTTTATAGTATAATAAATTATAATTGCAAAGAAAGGACGGATAAAATGCTAAAAGATACAATAGAACAAAATAACTATATGGAGTTGATAGATACAGTTAATGTATCCGAACGAAACAAAGAAATTGTAAAAAAATACATAGCTGGAATTAAAATGAAAGCTCTAAGCGAAGAATATAATGTATCATACGAAAGAATTAGAGCAATAATCTATAATTATATATGGCATTGTTCTCACTATAAAAAACGCATAAATAAAAAGTAAACAATTTAATTTGTCGAAAATTGTCGAAATTACACGACCGAAAGTATTTGAAATATACTAACGATAAATGTATAATAAACTTGTCTTTGAGAAAAGACCCTTAAACATTATCAAGTTCTGGCAGGCGATATTGTTTGATTGGCGTTGGCAATATCGCCGCTACACTTGACACGATAGAACGTGTGTTCTATAATAATCGTATCGCTATCAAACGTGCAAGGGCAAGAGAGGGGAGTGCAGGTTTATGAGTAATGAGGAATACAGGCGAATAATAATAGAAACAGTCAATAGCTGTAATAATAAAAGATTTTTAAAGTTTTTATATGAATTAATTATATCATTCAAAAAGAAATGGGGCATTTAATGCCCCTCTTTCTCATACCAATAGGCTATATTGTCAAATATAGTTTGTTGATGTTCTTTATTAAGTTTCATTAACTTCTTAACACTATCCAACATTTTCTTATCTGACATTAAGTCGGGAATAATATCAGCATTATCAGTAGATAAATTATCTTCCCATCCCATTAAATACGATGGAGAAATATCAAGAATCTGTGCAGCAATCTGAATTTTATCACTTGGTATGTTTGTTACGGCATTGTTTTCATACTTATATAATGTCTGTTTAGAAACGCCCATCTTTTTAGCCAACTCTACTTGTGACATATTGTTAAGCTCTCTTTGTTCCTTAATCCTATCTCCAACAGTTTTAATCATTAGTGTTTCCTCCTTTCCTATCGGTAACTTGATTATAGCACAAAAAAGTTACAAGTCAAGAAAAAAATAACTTGACAAGTTACTTTTGCGGTGTATAATAAGAGTAACTTCAAAAGTTACGAAGTTGGAAAGGAGATGAGAAGATGGTTGATACAAATAAGCTTCGTGGGATTATTGCTGAAAACGGAAAAACGCAGACAGAAGTTGCACAAATGATAGGTGTAACACCCAAGACTTTCTATTTACGAATGCACAAGGGAGTTTTTGGCAGTAACGAAATTCAGATTATGATTGATAATTTGAATATTGAAAATCCTATGGAGATTTTTTTTGCAAAGAAAGTAACTTCATAAGTTACCACAAGACACATAAGAATTAGAATTTTTGATATTGATACAATAGAGAAGTGATGGTAGCGGTAAATAGTTACAAACTTTTATTCAAACATCATTAGTTCTTTTTGGCAGGGATAGCGCCCTGTTCGTATCAAGTGTGAATTACCTACCGATTGGCAGTTTTGTCTTTAGCATATTTATTTAATTCTATTGATATAGAAATAAGAGCGTACAGGGTGCAGAAGTCTACGTCACAGAAGTATGAGCCGACCACTGATACGCACAATGCTATGACAGTATCCATACAATCTCCTTTTTGGAAAATGTCTACCATCACTTCTCTATTGTATCAATAAACATAAAGTTCTACAAGCTACAACAGATAGAAATGAGCAAAATTGCTCAAATGTGCCTTAAAAGGAATATATCACACATTGTTAGAAAGGAATGTTTATGGAGTTACAGATTTTTAACAATTCAGAGTTTGGAGAAATCCGAATCATTACTAAAGATGATGAACCTATGTTTTGCTTAGCTGATGTATGCAAGGCATTAGAAATATCAAATGTAGGAAATGTTAAGCAGAGGTTATCTGAAAAGGGTATCCATACTGCGGATACCCTTACAAAGGGCGGAATGCAGAAGATGATATTTATTAGCGAGGCTAATCTTTACAAGACAATCTTTCAGAGCCGTAAAGAAAGTGCAGAGAGATTTACAGATTGGGTTACATCAGAAGTTCTTCCGTCAATCAGAAAGACAGGAAGTTACAGTAAGCCTTTGACAACATCTGAACAGATTAGATTATTGGCACAGGGCAACACAGAACTCACAGAGAGAGTTGATAAGGTTGAAGATAAGATAACCAGTATCGAAGAAGAAACTCCGCTTTACGGCTGTGAGATTGAAGAAGTGCAGAAACATGTTAGAAAGAAAGGAATTGAAGTACTTGGCGGAAAGGACAGCAATGCGTACAAAGACGGTGGTATTCGCAGTTCGGTATATTCTGACATATATAAGCAGTTAAAACGTGAGTTTGGTTGCGTAACAACATATAAGAGCATAAGAAGAAAGTACATTGATAATGTACACAAGTTTATAGATGATTATGTGCTACCTATGGCACTTGCTGAACAGGTAAAAGAAGCTAACGCACAGATAAGTATGAGCTTTTAAGGAAAGGAGTTTTAGCAGATTGATATTTATTATTTCTGAAAAAGGCGAAAGAGAGCAGATTAATGAGGTAGAAAAACTTGAAATCCTGGCACATATTGGCAGAAGAACAAGTTACCTCTTAGGAAGAAATAAGCATTGTGAACTCTTAAGAAGAGTAGTTGTAAAAGATATTTTAGGGCAGTTAAAGCACGAATACGGGTGTGGTTTGAGTGAACTTAAAAAGAAGTACATAGCAGACACTCACGATTATATCGACTGCTACGAACTGCCTACAATAATGAAAGAGAGATATAAGCTATGATACAGGGGTTTATGTTGGGTGTTGTTGTCGGAATGATACTAGAAACTATATGTATTGTAGTTACAACATTAAAGATTAAAGCAGAAGAAAGGAAAGAACAATATGAAACAGGTAAACGAGAAAGTAATAACAGTACAGGATTGTATTGATATGTACGAGAAAAAGGATATGTATACAGTTATTGACGGCGGTAAAGTTGTTGGATTTGTAGAAAAAAGAGAGGAGAACTAAAGATGAAAGAGAGAGATAACAATATTACAGTTTTTGGGTTAGTTGCAGAAGAGCCAGCTTTTAATCACGAAGTTTTCGGAGAAAAATTCTTTAAGATGATGATTTCTATTGACAGGGTTAGCGGAGCAGTAGATACACTTCCTGTTCTTATATCTGAAAGAATTGTAGATATGAACGAATTAAAAGCAGGTGCTTGCGTAATGATTACAGGAAGAATAAGAAGCTACAACGAGCATATAGGTGAAAAAAGCAAGCTGATATTAGCAATCTTTACTGAAAATATAGAGATATATGAAAACGAGGAAGAACTACCTTTTAATAATGATGTAGTTCTTAGAGGTTTTATTTGCAAAGAACCTATATACAGGGTAACGCCACTTGGAAGAGAAATAACAGATGTTCTCATAGCTATTAACAGAGCATATGGCAAGTCTGACTACATACCTTGCATAGTTTGGGGCAGAACAGCTAAGTTTGTCGGTCACTTGCCAGTAGGAACACATATAGAAATGACAGGTAGGTTTCAGTCAAGACCTTATACAAAGAAGATAAGCGAAGATGAAATTGAAAACAGAGTAGCTTACGAGGTATCAGTAGGCAGAGTTGAGATTATAGAGGAAGAGGAGAATGCTGATGAATAGTGATATTACTGTTTCGGAATTAGCTAGTATGGCAGCAGATAATGAAAAGCGTTGTCAGGTATGGCATCCAGTTCAGGGTGTTATATTTGACGGCACATTTGATGAACTTGACAGACGGCATTATCTTGCAGATAAGACAGTTGATAACTTCTCAATAGAAGATGATGTATTCATTATGAATATATAAATAAGGAAAGGATATGTTTATGGAAAGAACAGTTTTAAAAAAGGTAGTTCTTGAAAACTTTATGTGCTATGCACACGCAGAGCTTGATTTTTATGCCATTACAAAGATTATGGCAAAGAATGGTAAAGGCAAGTCAACTATTGCTACAGCTTATCTGTGGTGCTTGTTTAACTGTGATTATGAATTAAAGGATAATCCGGTTGTCAGACGTGAGGTTGACGGAAAATCCGTTGATGACATGGATACGGCGGTAACACTTACGCTTGATGTCGATGGCAAGGAAGTTACATTGAGAAAGGTTCAGAAGCGTACATACAGCAAGGGCGGCAGTTCATACAAGGACGATAACAAGTATTTTATCAATGATGTGCCTAAGACATTAAAGGACTTCAACACATACCTTGATGTTGATATGAATGTATTCAAGATGTGCAGTAATGTGAACGCATTTCTCAATCAGAAGCCGGCAGAAATGAGAGAATACCTATTCAGCCTTGTGGGAGATATTACAGACCTTGATATAGCTTCACAGAAAGCTGAATTAGCCGAGTTAGTTCCTTTATTAGAGAAGTATACAACAGAGGAATTGTCCGCTATGAATAAGGCTACCAAGACCAAGATTACAAAGGATTTGCCTATTCTTGACGGACAGATTAAGGAAAAGGAAAGAGATATTCAGCTTAAACAGGCTATTGAAGTATCCGACCTTGAATTGCAGAAGAACAGCCTTAAAGTGCAGATTGCTGATTGTGTGGCAAAGCAGACTGACAATGGCAAGCTGATGGCTGAATATGACAAGGCTAGTGCTAATATTCTCAGCTTAAAGTTTGAGCTTGACGATATTCGCCGTAAAGCCAATGAGGAAAATATTAAGGCTAGAAGAGATATTGAGAACAAGATTTTTGATAAGCAGTTTCTTGTTAGGCAGGCAGAAAAGACTATTACTGATACAGAAAAGAACATCGAGTATCAGCAGAATGCCATTGATAGCATAAATAAGAATTTGCAGAATATAAGGGATAAATGGAAAGCAGAGAATGAGCGTAAATTTGACGAAACAAGCCTTATTTGTAGCTATTGCGGACAGGAATATCCCGAGGATAAGAAAGAACAGTTAAGAGCTGATTTTGATAGTCACAAGGCAGAAGAATTAAAGATTATCACAAGCAATGGCAACCTTATTAAAGGAAAACTTGATGAAAATAAGAAGATTCTTGAAGATTTACAGAAAGAGTTGCCACAGCATAAAGAAAGCCTTGAAATACTTAATACAGCTATTGCAGACCTTAAAAAGCAGTTAGCAGAACTTCCGCAGGAGATTGATGCATCAGCCACCAAGGAATACAAGGCACTTGAACAGCAAATAACTGAAAAAGAAGAAGCTATGCACAAGGCTAATGATATTTCGGCGATTAAAGCTGAATTAAAAGCGCAGGAAACGGCTTTAAGGCAGCAGTTAGCAGAATGCGAAAGCCAGATTGCAAAGTCTGATACGGCAGCAGACGAACAGCGACTTGAAGAATTAAAGCAGACAAGGATTGATTCTGAACAGAATAAGGCTAATGCCGAGAAAATCCTTGATTTACTTGATGAATTAGACAAAGCAAAGAATGAAGCCTTGACAGAAGCGGTAAACAGCCATTTTGGGTTAGTTAAGTGGCAGTTGTTTGAATATGTTAAGAACGGCAATTATAAGAGTTGTTGCATACCTACTATTGACGGAAAGAGCATTTTAACAACTATGAGCAACAAGGGTAACAGGATTTTAGGCAGAGTAGACATTTGTAACTCAATTCAGAGGATTAGCGGTATATCAGTACCAATTATTCTTGATGATTCTGAAAGCCTTAGTACGGATAATCAGAAGAAAGTTGCCAAAATGGTAGATAGTCAGTTGATTATGCTGATTGTTAATGACAGTGAGAAATTAGAGATTGTGGAGGGATAATATGATTTCTATATTAGAACATTCATTCAATTTCAATGGCTTTAACTGTTATGTGATAATGCGGCATATGGGCGACAGCTGTTACAGATGTGGATATGTGCAGGTTTCTAAGAGGTTACCTATCAATACAGCAAGTATAGATTGCCACGGCGGTATTACATATGCAAACAAAGAAGCACCTAGCCCACTTGAAATTGATGATAAAGATAAGTGGTATATCGGATTTGATTGCGCTCACGCATTTGATACTACGGATTTTTGGACTGTAGATAGGGTTAGCGATGAATTAAGACAGATTGTTGGGCAGATTTTAAGCGGAGAAAGTGAGGAAAGCTGATGAGTGTAAAAGGGTATAAAGCATTTAACAAAGGAATGATATGCAGAGGTAAGCAGTACGAAGAGAATACTACTTATGAAGAAAGCGGAAATAAAATATGTGAAGCAGGTGTAATGCATTTCTGTGAAAACCCATTTGATGTGTTGAATTATTATCAGCTTGTTGATGAAAATGGTGACATTTCAGATTTTGCAGATGTTGAAGCTATTGGAGATGTTTATAAAAAGGGGGATAAAACAGCTACAAATAAGCTCCATATTGGTGCGAAACTTGGGCTTAAAGGGTTTGTTAAGGCTTGTGTAGATTTTACTATTGAAAAAGCAAGAGTTGAATCTGGTAAAGAGAACGAAACTGATAGTAGTGGAGATTGCGCAAAGATAGGTTCAAGTGGAGATTACGCACAGATAGGTTCAAGTGGAGATTCCGCAAAGATAGGTTCAAGTGGAGATTGCGCACAGATAGGTTCAAGTGGAGATTCCGCAAAGATAGGTTCAAGTGGAGATTACGCACAGATAGGTTCAAGTGGAGATTACGCACAGATAGGTTCAAGTGGAGATTGCGCAAAGATAGGTTCAAGTGGAGATTGCGCACAGATAGGTTCAAGTGGAGATTACGCACAGATAGGTTCAAGTGGAGATTGCGCAAAGATAACATCCAAGGGTAAAAATTCAGTTGTTATGGCAGCGGGCTATAATTCAATAGCAAAAGCAAAAATCGGTAGTTGGATAACGTTAGCTGAATGGATTAGAACTGATAAAACAAATGATGGTGGTAATTATATATGGATTCCTAAGTGTGTAAAAACAGAATATGTAGACGGAGAGCGTATCAAAGAAGATACATTTTATAAATTAGTTGATGGCGAATTTAAAGAAGTAGAAAGTGAGGAATAATTATGGCAGAGAATACACAGTTAGTTGAGTATGAATCAAATGGGGAAATGGTAAAAATTTCTCCAACAATGATAAGAAGATACCTTGTAAGTGGCGGTGGTAATGTATCTGACGGAGAAGTAATGATGTTTATGTCATTATGCAGATACCAGCACTTAAATCCGTTTTTGAGAGAAGCATACCTTATTAAGTACGGAAGTAACGACCCAGCCACAATAGTTACTGGAAAAGATGTTTTCACAAAGAGAGCCAATGCAGACCCACGATACAAGGGAAAGAAAGCAGGAATTGTTGTAATTAAAAAGGACGGAGCTGTTGAAGAGCGAGAGGGAACAATGGTTTTACCTAACGAAACTATCGTAGGTGGCTGGGCAAAAATCTTTATTGACGGAAAAGAGGACGAGTATCAGTCAGTAGGCTTTGATGAGTACGCAGGAAGAAAAAAAGATGGCTCGCTCAATAGCCAATGGGCGAAAAAACCGGCTACAATGATTAGAAAAGTAGCTGTTGTACAGGCTTTGAGAGAAGCTTTCCCGGACAGATTTCAAGGGTTATATGCGCAGGAAGAATTTCAGAATATATCAGATGTGAAACTTGATACAGAAAAGGTTGTTGCTGATGAGATTAAAGAAAATGCAAATAGCGTTGATTTTGACGAAACAGACATTATCGAGGGTACAGCCACGGAAGTAACCGAAGAACAGGCAGAAGATAGCACATTACCACCATTCGTGCAGGAGTAAGCCTATGAAATCAGCAAGTTTAGAGCAAATGATGGCTGATATGAATAATGGCACTTATGACTTGACTTGTAACGGAGAATGTACTCAATGCGGTAATTGTTGTAGTAACTTACTTCCTATGACAGAAGATGAAATTACAACAATCCGCAAGTACATCAAAAAACATCATATCAAGCAACATAGACATAATTATCCGACAGTTACACCAACAATGGATATGACTTGTCCGTTTCTTAATGATGATAAGCCAAAAGAAAAGTGCAAGATTTATTCAGTTAGACCAAGGATTTGCAGAGAGTTTATCTGCTATCCGAGTAAAAGACCACCGATTGATGATTGGGATTACAAATTAAAGTGTAAGGCAGTTGATGTTAGAAAGGAGTTTTGCGGATGAGAGTAATTTCACAGGACGGAACATTAGATTTTCCTTATGAATTATCTACGATTCGTGTATATAATGAAATAATTTCGATGGGAATGTGCAAAGATGATTCTTGCAGAAGCGTAATTGCAAGATATTCCACCGAAGCAAAGGCACTTAAGGCTATAGAAATGTTGAGAGGAACATATGCTAGTATGCCTATTATGATGCAGAATGTTGATGTTTCAGAAGATATGGCAAAGGAATTTGAAAGATTAAAGAAATGCGGCATTATGGTGCGAGCAGAAAATCAGCCGTCAAAAGTAGATTTTATCAACAATGCTGTTTTTCAGTTTCCACAGGATGATGAAATCGAGGTGTAGCGGATAAGGAGCGGTGATTTGAATGAGTTTTTATCCAAGAATATCTAAGGTTGGAAAATCATATATACTAAGAAGATACGTCAACGGAAAACGACTACATTTTTATTCCAGAGACTTAAATGAGCTCATAGAATATGACAAGCTATTAGAGAAAGGAATAATCCCAGTAAAGAGGGTAGGAATAGATGTTAAAGAAAGCGAACTTACTAATTTTATTAATGATGGAAACATTTGGAAATGGATAAAGGGCTACGAGGGATTATATGCAATTTCTGATAGCGGTTTAATTAAGAGCTTTTGGAAAGATAGTAGAGGACAATTTGTTAAAACAAACAATAAAAATGGTTGGTATTTATCTTTTAGGGCAACAGACAGGAACAAAGAAGTTAAAACCATTAGAGTTCATATTGCAGTTGCAAAGGCTTTCATAGGGCAAATTCCAAATGGGTATGAAGTACACCACAGAGACGGAAACAAGCAGAATAATTGTGCTAGTAATTTGCAAATTCTCAGTGGAATTGAACATAAAAGGCTAACTTTAATGGAAAATCCTCATATATTAGACGGAATGATTGCTTACAACCAAGGCAGAGCTATTCACGGAAGAAACAAGAAAGAAAAGAGAAATGTGCAGAGGTTTAAGAAAGGAAAAATCATCCAGTACTCATTAAACGGAGAATTTATCAATTCGTATTGCAATGCAATGGAGGCAAGCAGAAATACCGGTGTTTGTGGAAGAAATATTTTACAAGTTGCAAATAAAGAGCCTTATAACAGCAAGGGAAGCGTGAGAAAACAAGCCGGTGGATATGTATGGAAGTTTGAAAAAGAAAGCGAGGTGATGTAATGCTCAAATTGAAATGTTGCGGAACTGGAAGTAAAGGAAATTCTTATGCTCTTATGTCGCAAAACGAAACACTTATTCTTGATGTGGGAATGGGAATTAAAGACATAAAAAAGATGTGTGATTGGAATGTAAAAAATATAGTAGGTTGCCTTATTTCACACGAGCATTATTGACGATCATTCGAGGTCATTAAACGATTTTAAGGCTATGGGAATACCAATACTTGCCCCATATTTAGGCGGTAGCTGTAAATCAATGAATATGGGCGGATTTACAGTAAAGCCTTTTGATTTAACAACGATAGACGGAAATTGGACACACACCAATGCAGACGGAACACCTTGTCCGATATTCGGCTTTCTGATTACTCACCCGGAAATGGGAAGAATGCTTTACATAACCGATTGTGAATTAATCAAGTGGAAGTTTAAGAATGTAAATCACGTTCTCTTAGGTGTGAATTATGACAAGGATTTAATCGACAGGGATAACACAGGCAGAGCTAATCACGTTTTTAGAGGTCACTTAAGCATTGACACGGCTTGCGATTTTGTTAAAGCGAATTATTCAGATAGCTTGCAGAACGTCATAATGTGCCATTTATCGAGTGAAAATTCTGATAGAGATAGTTTTATCGAGAAAATGAAGAAAGTTGCTTGTGGGGCGAATGTGGATGTTGCGGAGCGTAACAAGGAATGGCTACTTGCTAATCCTAATGAGTGCCCTTTTTAGAAAGGAGATTATATGGCTAAAAAGAAAGGAACAGGAGTAAGTCCTATTACCAACAGAATTTATTATGGAACGCAAGATACAGATAAACACATGTGGGTAGGGCAGAAAACGGATATAACAGACAGTGCAATAGCTTCTGTATTTGAGTGGTTTATGGCTAATATGGAGGACAAAGAAGAATATTCTATCACATATCCAGAGACAGGCTTTGAATTAGTAATGAGGAGAAAAGCTAAGAATGATTAAAGGCAGAAAAGTCTACGACCCATTAACTAATACTTGGAGCACAGGTTATTGGGTTGTGGATGATAAAGGGAATTATTACCCAGTGTGGTAGAAAGGAAAATATATGAACATTGTAACATTAATTGGCAGATTGACTAGGGACCCTGATATTAGATACACACAGGGTGAAAATGCAATGGCAATAGCAAGATTTACACTTGCCGTTGACAAGAATTTTAAGAAGAAAGACGATAAGGCAAATTTTATTAACTGCGTGGCTTTTGGCAAAATAGCTGAAACAGTAGAAAAGCATGTATTTAAAGGCTCAAAGATAGCGGTTATCGGTGAGTGGACTACAGGCAGTTACAAGAATAAAGACGGAAACACAGTCTACACTAACGATTGCAACATATCTAAGTTGGAATTTTGCGACAGTAAAAATTCAAGTGGCAGTGCGGAACCACAGCCAAAACCCGATGATGGCTTCATGTCAATCCCTGATGGTATTGACGAGGAATTACCATTTAACTAAAGAGGTGTGAGTATGACAGAGAATGAAGCAATAAGAGAGGTAAGATTTAATATGTCAACAATAGGGTTGAGTGACAAAGCTGCTAAAAGAGTTGTTGAAGCAAGAAATATGGCAATCAAGGCACTTGAAACAATCAAGAAGCTATCTGACCGCAAGATGACATCAGAAGTCCTTGAAAACTATATGCAGTTTGAAGATGAATGTGTTAAGAAAGGCTTTACATTTAAGAGTGTGATTGAAGCTAGGGAAAAGCAGATACCAAGGAAGCCTATTTTAAAAAATGGAGAAACCGGGAGTTTTGTTGATTATGAGAATGGACACGGAGAATATAGAGTAACAAAATGGCAAGATTGGGTATGCCCTATTTGCGGTTGGTTTGTCGGACAGAGATATAATCAGTCTCAAAACCATTCGCACGACCAAATGAAATGTAATTACTGCAATGAGTGCGGTCAAAAAATTGATTGGAGTGATGAAGAATGAATGAAGAATTAAAACCGTGCCCATTTTGCGGTGGAGAAGCAGAGATGCTTAATTATAGTGAAAACGAATGGCTAGTACATTGCCGTATGTGTGATGGAATGGTGGAAAGATGGAGAAAGACGGAAAAAGAAGCAATAGAACAGTGGAATAGGAGGGAAAATGATGAAGCTGATTGATGCAGATAAGCTAATTGAGGATATTCACAAAAGAAATTATATCGATAAGGCTTTATCTGAAATACTTGAAACTATCATTGATGAACAACCAACGGTTTTTAGTATGGGAGCTAAACCTATTGATAATTTTGTAAATCCTTTTGAAGTAAAGGCAGGTGGTAACGCTTGAATTATCAAAACATAGCAAGAGCCAAGGCAATTGAACAGGAAAACAAAAAGCGACTATTGAAGCTGAATCCAAAGTTGAATGATAAAAGTGGAATATATTTTCTACTCCGAGAAGATGAAAATGGCTTTAAGTACGCTTATGTCGGACAGGCGGTACATACACTTAGCAGATTGGCAAGCCACCTTGTAGGTTATGAACAGCATATAGACCTTAGCTTACGCAAACATAAGCTATACGACAAAGAGAAAAATCCTTATGGCTGGCGAGTTGAATTTCTGAATTTCCCCGAAAGTCAGCTTGACGAAAAGGAGAAGTATTACATCAAGCTATATGCTGATAAAGGCTATCAGCTTCGGAATGTCAGTTTAGGCGGTCAAGGAGAGAATCGTGCTAGTGGTTCAATAGGCGAGAGAAAAGCACCTAAAGGCTATATGCAAGGCGTACAGCAAGGTAAAAAGGTGTTAGCAAGAGAATTATCCTCTATCGCTGAAAAGCACCTTATAATCCGCTTAAAGCCCAAAAAAGAGCACAACAAGGTATCACAGAAGCAATATGAGAAGTTTATGGATTTATTGAAAGCGGGTGAAAGCGAATGACAAAAGCGGAAGAATATTTAAACAAGGCGAAAGAAAAATACGCAGAGGCAGAAAAATACAGAGAGCTTGCCAATAGCTGTTTTAAAAGTAGTGACGATTATAAACTTGCATATAGGTTGGAAAGTGTAGATAGGGTTTTGGATTTTATTCGCGGTGAATACAGAGCAGGCAGAATTTGCGACCTTGAAGCACTATTGTGTCACTGCCAAAATAAGCTGAATGGCAACATTGACGGAACAGAATTAACGCTAGACAAAGGCAAAACTTTTGAGATATTGAAAGTGGGTGATTCAGAGTGAATGATTGTAAAGGCTGCAAATACGAAAACAGCACAGATATAGAGGTGCATTTAGAATTTTGTACGAATTGCAAAAGAGCCTATTCTAATGAAGAAGATAGGGAATTTCACGAAGATAAGTATAGAACTATAGACTAAAAATCAAAGAAAGGAATAGGTTGTGCGCACATAAAACCGAGGTTTCCTTTTGGTAGATTTAGAATGTATAAAAAGAAGATTAAATGCGAGATATATCGTGATTCTATGCAGAATTACAAGAAATATGCAATACCGCCAGCACAGCTTATCATTGCTGATGTTCCTTACAATGTAGGAACTAACTTTTATGGAAGTAACCCTATGTGGTACAACGGCGGCGATAATAAGAACGGAGAAAGCAAACTTGCGAAAAAGGCTGCTTTTAATTCAGATTTTAACTTTAATCTCTATGAATATTTTCACTTCTGTTCGAAAATGCTCAAGAAAGAGCCGAAGAAATCAGGAAGCCGCGGAAGGAGCTCCGACGCACCTTGTATGATTGTATTTTGTTCGTTTGAACAATTATCAACATTGATTGCCGCCGCAAAGAAACACGGATTTGTCAATTACATACCGCTTGTATTCTGTAAAAATTACAGTCCACAGGTGCTTAAAGCTAATATGCGTATCGTAGGTGCTACGGAATATGCACTTGTACTGTACCGAAATAAGTTGCCGAAATTCAGAAATGGCTTGCAGATTGATGAAAAAGGAAAGAATATCAGAGGTACAGGACATATGGTGTTTAATTGGTTCACTTGGGAGAAAGACGGAAAAGATGTACCCAAGATACACCCCGCACAAAAGCCTGTAGCAGTCCTTAAAAAGTTAATTGAGATTTTTACAGACGAGGGAGACGTAGTTATTGACCCTTGTTGCGGCAGTGGTAGCACGCTAAGAGCCGCCGCAGAGCTTGGCAGAAGTGCATACGGATTCGAGATTGACAGAAACTTTTACGAGCGCGCAAAGAATGAAATGCTTGTATTTGAAAAGGATGAGCAAATGAATATAAGTGATTTTATGGGAGATACAGTATGAAAGACGAAACAAGGCAGGAAATACAGATTTTACTTGACCTACTCAAAGGCAGTCTTACAAGAAATGGTGTAAGTATGGCAACAGACAATAGTGGCAACTTGATGTTCTTTGATACGTCTACCTATGTTAGAAGTAAAGGCAAGGAATTTGACGGATTCAGAATTAATATCAACGATTTAGTGAAGTAACAATGTGACAGAACTTGAAGAGGTAATTATGGCAGGCAATTTTATTAAAATTGACAGAAAGATTTTAAAGTGGGAATGGTGGAGTGATATTAATACATTCAGGCTTTTTATGTATATGTTGATAAGCGCCTATTGGAAAGATGGAAATTATAAAGGCAAGATAATTGAAAGAGGGTCTTTCCCCTCTTCAATATCTGAATTATCAAAAGAAACTAATTTGTCTGTAATGGAAATTCGTACCTCACTAAAACACTTACAATTAACAGGCGAAATAACAAGCAAAGCAACAAACAAATTCACGATATTTACTGTGGTTAACTACAATTTGTATCAAACGGACAACAAGCAAGATAACAAACAAATAACAAGCAAGATAACAAACAATCAACAAACAGATAACATTCTATTAACAAACTCTATATTAAAAGAAAGTAAGAATGAAAGAACAGAAGAAATTAAAGAAGATAAGAATACAGAAAAAGATATTACTAACGTAATATCCAAAAAGAAAAGTTATTATCCAGATGATGAATTACTTGATGAAGCATTTAACGAGTATGTGACAATGCGTAAGAGAATTAAAAAACCTATATGCACTGACAAGGCATTGCATAGGGCTATGAATACTCTCGAAAAGCTGTCTGGCGGGGATAATGACTTAGCGGTTAAAATTCTTAATCAGTCAGTAGACCATTGCTGGCAAGGACTGTTTGAGCTAAAAGAAGATAATTCTAATAAACAGCAAGGCAAGAAAAATGTATTTGATGAATGGATGGAGGCAATGAAATGACAAGGGAACAGGTCGGAAAACTTCTAATGACGATACAAGCTTATTATCCTAACTACAATCCGCCAGATAAAGAGATTACTCTTAATGCTTGGCATATAATGCTTGCTGAATATCCAGAAGAATTAGTTTTACAGGCGTTAAGGGCTTGCATTACAACTAATACTAGCGGTTTTGCACCAGATGTAGGGCAGATAATGAGTAAGATACAGACAATATCACAGCCGCAGGAACTTGACGGAATGGCAGCTTGGGGATTAGTCAGTAAAGCATTAAGGAACGGCACATATGGGGCGGTTGAAGAATTTAACAAGCTACCGCCACTTGTAAAACAGGCGGTTGGTATGCCAGACAACCTTAAAAACTGGGCGACATCAGATTATCAGACGATAGAAACAGTAATACAATCAAATTTTCTAAGAACCTATGAAACAGTTGTTAAGCGTGCGAATGAAATAAATCGTATGCCGGATAACATTAAGTCACTTATCAAAAAGGCGAATGCAAATTCGTATAAGGCTCAAATCGAGCAAAAATTCCAAAGAGATATAAATACACTTAATGACAAAAATAGCAACCTTATCGCTCAAAAAGAAGATTCAGAGAGCTATATTGAAGCACCTAGAGAGGTACAAGATAGAATTGACAGAATGAGAGGTTGATTTTTAGTGGAAACAACGCCAATTAGTCCACAGAAGAAATTGTATAATTACCGCCGAGAGAATGGATTGTGTCCTAAATGTGGCAAGCTGCTTGATAGAAAAGGCTTTTATTGTGAAGAGTGCAAAGAAAAACATACAGCTTATCAAAGAGAAACTAGAGAATTATGTAGACAGCTTAGAATATGTCCGGAATGCCGTAAAAATAAACTTGCAGGCGAAGAAAAGATATGTCCAGAATGTTTAGCTAAGAAAGCAGAATACAGAGCCAGTCATCCATTAAGTGATGATAAGCGAAGACGAAACAACGAAGCATTTAAACAGTATTCAAAAAACTTATATGCTGAACGTAGAAAAGCTGGCATATGTGTTAGATGTGGTAAGACTAAAGCTGTTAAAGGCAAAGCGAAGTGTTTTATGTGTCAAAGTAAGGATAATGCTATTCACAGGAAAAGAACTGAAAATAGGCAAAATATAAAAGAATATCGCAAAGAAAATCACTTGTGCTATCGTTGCGGAGAACCTATTGACAGACCACAAGGGCAATTGTGTCAGAAATGCTGGCAGGCAGACTATGAAAGGGGCAAGAGCCTTAAGAATGATAATAGCAAGCACTACTGGCGATACGACAATCAGTTTCTAAGAAAGAAGTGAAAATATGAGCAAGGCAGAACAGAAAAAGTTTAAGGAACAAATGTTACGTGTTCAGATGAATAGAATTAGCAATGAACAGCAGAAGAAAAATTTTGAATCAGCATTAATATTAATTTTATGGGTACTGCACGATAAGTTCGGTTTCGGACAGCAGAGATTAACAAAAGTACAGAGAGAACTTAAAACACTTATAGATAACTATAATGACGGATTATTCACAGCGGAGGAGCTTGTTAATCAGTTGTATGAAGAAACAGGAATAGAACATATTAAGTTTTAATAAGGAGAGTGGCTTATGAAGTTTTCAGAACTGACTAAGCCGGAGCTTGATGAGATAATTATAAATGCCAATTTTACAGAAGAAGAATTGAGAATATTCAAGTTACTATCACAGGGCAGAAGCATTACAGAAATTGCTATGCGGCTGTCCGTGTGTGATAGAACAGTCAATCGCAAGATAAACAAAATTAAAAAGAAAATAAGTAAGTTGGAGGTTATAAATGATTAGAGTTACTCAAAATGGCGAAGACGTAAAAACAGAAAACATAACTCTTTCAGACAGCTTACTAAAGATAATTGCAGAGATAATTGACAACAAGTAAATATGTGTTACAATGTGCCGTAGAACGTGATAAGTGCGGCACATTTATTTATATTATAAGGAGATAAATATATGGAATGTGTTGCTTATATGAGAGTATCTACTGAAAAACAGGCTGTTGAGGGTAATGGACTTGATAGCCAAAAAAGAGACATTGAAAATTATTGTAGGAAAAATGAGCTTGTGATAACAGATTGGTACATTGATGATGGTTACACAGGTACAAATATGGATAGACCGGAACTTCAAAGACTTGTGAATGATTGTAGCCGCAAAAGAGTAAGTTGTGTTGTTGCTTTTAAGCTTGACCGATTATCAAGAAATATGATTGACGGAATATATCTTATCGAGAAAGTATTTCAAAAGTATAATGTCGTGTTTAAATGTGTTCACGATAGCGTAAATTATGATAGCCCAATGGAGCAGGCGTACACGCAAATGATGGCTGTATTTGCACAGCTTGATAAAAATACTATGATGTTGCGTATGCGTGGCGGTATGCTTGAAAGAATTAAGCAGGGTTACTGGATGGGCGGTGGCAATTTGCCGTATTGTTATTCCTACAGTAAGGAACAAGGCATATTAATACCTATCCCGGAACGTGCAGAACAGGCAAGAAAAGGTCTTGAATTGTTCATATCTGGCTATTCAGATGCGAAAATTAAAGAAATTTGTGGCTTTAAGTCTGAACTTGTTACTAGAAGCATTTTGACCGGCGTTGTAAATATCGGAATGATACCATACAAAGGTAAAATATATCAAGGAAAACACGAACCTGTTTTTGATAAAGATAGGTTTAATCTTGGATTAGAACTAAGAAAGTCGAGGTGTTCAGCAAAAACTTACTGCATAACTGAACCTAATTTATTGACCGGATTATGTTATTGTGGAATTTGTGGTTGCAAAATGCGTTATCAAAAATGGGGCAGTGAAAAACATAAGATTTATTGTTGCTCAAGAAATAAATCGCTTTCATATCTGCCTAATTATAATGCAAGCTGTAATAATTCGCTTGAATGGGCGGACGAGATAGAGAAACAAGTAGAAGAAGAAATCCTTAAAATATCACTTGATTTATCATCTTACAAGCCAAAAGAAAAGGCGACAAAACTTGAAATTATGCAATCACAGCTTGAAAAGGAACAGATTAAGCTAAAAAGATTGTATAATCTGTATGCTGACGGAAATGATACTGTCTTGGAAATGATTAAGGAACTGGAAGCACAGATTAAGGAAATGAAATTAAACATTGCCGCTGAAAGCAAAAACGCAATTAATACACAGAAAAAGGAGTTTGTTTATGAGAACATAAAAAAACTTGCCGACATTTGGGATAAGGTCGACAAGAAACAAAAGAACTTGATACTAAAGACTATAATTGACAAGATAGTAATTGTCAATGGAAATATTGAAATACAGCTTAAGAATTTTTAGCATAAACTTAATGCAGTTCCTATAGCATATAGGAAGTGCTAATGCCGCATTTATCACGTTTTACAATTATATAATTTCAGCATTGTCGCTTATATGTCGCACATATGTCTATTATGTGTCGCTATAAGTGATTTTTTTTATGCAAAAATGTAACTAGAAAGAGAGGTAATGCGAATGTTTTCTGATGAAGTTAGAGAAAAAATCTTAAGCAAAGAAGAATTACAAAAACTTGACTTAGTGACATTATCTCTTGTTATCCACGCAATCGAGGAAGTTTTAGAGGAGGCAGACAATGAACAATCCTTATCAGCAACCGATTATGAGTAATTATGTACCTCAATATGGAGCATATCAATACAACCCTATGGCAAATATCCAGAGATTTCAGCCGCAGGAGCAGATACAGCAATCACAAGTTCAGCAAACTATTCCACAGCAGATAATAGGTATTAACGGCAGAGTTGTGCAAGCGGTTGAAAATATAAACGCCAATGAAGTGCCTATGGATGGCTCAATGGCTTTTTTCCCAAAGCAGGATATGTCGGAGATTTATGTTAAGGGCTGGAATGCTGACGGAACGATTAGAACGATTGTGTATAAGCCTTATACAGAACCTAAAGATAATCAGACAGTAAATTCTATGGCTAATACAGAAAATGCTAAATTTACCCTATCAGACGAAAGCACGCAGCTATTCTTAAATAAGTTTGAAGAATTATCAGAGAAGATAGGACAGTTAGAAGATAGGTTTGATAAATCTTTAGGAACGCAAAGAAAAGCTTCAAGAACTCAAAGCAAAGGCGGTGACGAAGAATGAACCCAATTAACATTTTTCAGATGATGAAAGCTGGTCCGCAACAGTTTATACAGCAGATGATGGGAAATAATCAGATTATGAGTAATCCTATGATGAAAAACACTATGCAGATGGCACAGCAGGGCAATATGCAAGGCATAGAGCAGATGGCTAGAAATTTATGCAAAGAAAAGGGACTAAATGCAGATGATGTATTTAGCCAGATAAAAAGTAGATTTGGTAATTAGTAGCATATTAGATGTCTTTGCAAACTACCTAGGTGACATCTTTATGAATATATTTTTAGGAGGTAACAATATGTTTTCGAATTCAAATTGTGCCAGCGTACCATTAGTCGCTAACATTGACGGCAACGGCAATAACGGCGGATGGGCTGATGGTGGATGGCTTTGGATAATCGTTGTATTCGCATTACTCTTTGGATGGGGCAATGGTGGATTTGGCGGTTTTGGTGGCAACAATGGCGGTGGCTATGTTGCGACAGCGGCTACACAGGCTGATATTCAGAGAGGATTTGATAATTCAGCGGTTATCAGCAAGTTAGATGGCATTTCTAACGGACTTTGTGACGGCTTCTATGCTATGAACAACAGTATGCTCACAGGCTTTAATGGTATTAACACAAACATTATGCAGACAGGCTATGGCATCCAGCAGGCTATTAACGCTGATACAGTTGCTAATATGCAGAATACAAATGCATTACAGGCACAGCTCGCTAACTGTTGCTGCGAGACGAGAGAAGCCATTCAGGGTGTAAACTACAATATGGCTACACAGACAAACGCATTACAGAACACAATGTGCAACAACACAAGAGATATTATCGACAGCCAGCAGGCAGGCACGAGGGCCATCCTTGATTTCCTGACAAATGACAAGATTGCAACACTTACAGCAGAGAACAATGATTTACGCAGAGCTGCTTCACAAGATAGACAGAACGCACTTCTGACTACTACAATGGCAGCGCAGACAAATCAGATTATTGATGCAGTAAGACCTACACCGGTACCATCATTCCCGGCAAGCAACCTTTATGGATATGCTTATAACGGATGCGGATGCAATACAGGTTGCGGATGTTAAAACTGAATAATTGAGTATCTTAATTGAGTTAACTCGATTATGTCTGCTAAGCAGTATTACTTGATGTTACCGACACAAATGTTGGGAAGATAAAGGGCAGACTATAATGTTTGCCCTTATTTTGTGAAAGAGAGGTAAAGATAATGGAAATAACAGGAATTGCATTACAAACAGTTGCCGCCGGAGAAGATGTGGCATTTACGGAAACACCAGTATGCGGAACTAAATGTATAGTCCACAGACAGGGAAGTGGAATTATTAAGCTAAGAGGTATTACAAATCAGTGTAGGGCAAGATTTTTGGTATCTTATAGCGGTAACATTCAGATACCTACAGGCGGTACAGTTGGAGCTATATCACTTGCTATTGCAGTAGACGGAGAGCCTTTACAGTCAACACGAATGATTGTAACACCAGCCGCAGCACAAAATTTACAGAATATTAGTTCACAGGCATACGTTGATGTACCTTGTGGCTGTTGCAGTACAGTAGCGGTACAGAATACATCTACACAGGCTATTGAAGTGCAGAATTCTAATTTAATCGTTACTAGACAAGCTTGATAAGTATTCGATAATAAGTCTTTCTAATATTGCTGATACAGAAAGATGCTCTTTGATTGCTTGAATTTTAATCTTTTCCAACAATTCGCTTTCTATTGTGGTTGTGAATTTGATTTTAGACATTGCAAAACCTCCTTTTTAACAGTATACCATAAATACGTATTGACGTAAATATGCAAAATTGTTATAATATACGTAAATAAGTATATACGTATAAAGGAGATTGAAAGATGGCTTGATGGTGTTAATCTGGACGGCTTGAAAGAAGTATTTGAGGATGTTAATAATCACATTAAATGCGTGTACGA